ATTTTATCTTCTGATTTAACTCCTTGTCCATTTAATACTTCTAAAATTCCATCCTTTTTGTTTTCCATATTAATTACCTCCTAAAGTTATTTATAATATATTTATAATAACCATTAATTGATTATTACACTTTATTATATATATTCATTAAAACAGTTAGAAATACTATATTTTGAAGACTTTACGAAGGATAAAATGCGGAAAAAAAAATAAGACCTCTATACCAAACCTAGATAATTAAATCTAAGTCTGGTATAAAGTATTTTAAGATATGATGAATTAGAATAAGTCTACTTTCTTAGAATCCCCAGTTGTAATTCTATTTCCTGTTTGGATTCCTTCTATATTTTGTCCAGTCTTTTCTATAACCACAGTTGGGTTCATATCACTAGACTCAAGTACAGGATTTCTAGAAGCTATTGAAGTATAACTTCCTACTAAGTCAATATTCTTTTCCTTGAATATCTTAACTACATTTTCAATTGCTTTAATGTATTTCTTTGTAGAGATTACATTATATTGAGCATTGATGTAGTTCTTATTGATTTTTGAGCTAATATTTTGAATTTCTTTATTAGCTTCTGTAGGTGATAAACTACCTCTGAAGTTTGCAAGCATTGTGTTTTCAACTTCTTTGGTAATTTCATTACCTGTTAATGCAAGTGCATGTGCAAGTCCAATTTCAGGGATTCCTGAATTAAGAACAGCTGGGTTAGTTCCTAATGTAATATCTACATAAGTTCTCATTGCAAGTGCAAGTTTTTGGATTTGCATATTTTGTTCAAGTAACTTTTGTAAAGATTTTTGTTCTGGTGCTATAGGGAACCACATTTTAACTGGGTCTCCTTTTACTGGAATGTATTTGTATTCAGCTAAAGTCATTTTAACAGTAAATTTACAATCTTTACCATCTTTGTCTTTAGCAGGAAGTTCAATATCTACTTCCTCAGTTTTTCCAGTTTCTTCTAGGTTTTGTCTGTCCATATAAGGAGTTCCATCACCTGTGTAAGCAATTGGGTATATAAAAGATTCCCCAGTTACTGTTTTCTTGAATTCTTCTTGAGCGTAAGCCCATTGGCTTGGCCCGATTGCTGCAGCTTTGTTCATAGTACTACCTCCATAAAAATTTATTTTAACACTCTTATATCGCATGCAAGAATTAAGAATGTTATTTGATTTGATTCACATTATAATTTATAATAGTTAATAAATAAGCTTTTAGATAAGAACATCAAGATAAATACCTAATTAAGTATTTTGGTCAATAACACTATATTTATATTTGATTTTATTTCATGCAATATATGGATAGATAATTTACTATTATATTAATTGCCGATTTTTCCGTAGTGGTATTTATAACTTGATGTTCTCTTATAATATAAGATTCATATTAGCTAAACGTGCAATAAAGTCTAATAGTCCTCTTACATTCAAAACTTGTTATTTATTTTTAGGTAAAAGTGCATTAAGTTTTTTAGCTTTAAAAGCTTTAGTCATTCCCTTCATTGCACCTAGGTTTTTAGACAGTGCCTTACCAACCATATCTCCTGTTTTCTTACCAACTGGAAAGTTTTTATGTAAATCCTCAAGAGCTGCATCACTTGCTGTTTCTGTATCTCCCTGCTGTCCTATTTCATCTTGTATTCTAAATCCTTTAAGTCTAGTATAAGAATAGTCTCCACTACTTATCATAGTTTTAACTCCCATAAGTCTAAACTCACGTCTTCCTTGCTGAGAATCTGGATATATAATAACTGTAAAAGGAGAGAACTTATCATCTACAAATCCTTCAATTAAAAGCTCAATAGTTTCATATTTAATATTACCATCTTTTGGAAGTGTTTCTTCATCAGTCATTTTCTTAGTAGTATCTTGCTCTCTTGATATATCATATTCTGTATTTGTAATTTGTGATGATGCATTCACAAATACCTCAGTTTTAGCAAACGAAAGACCTACATCTGTTTGAATCTTAATATCATCTGCTTTTATGGTAACTCCAAACGACCTTGGACTTATTTGCACTATCTTATACCCTTTGAAATCATACTCTGACCTTACTGGATATATAGTAAATGTATTATTATAGTCCTCTACTATTATATTATGATTTGTATCTGTATTCATAAAACAGAATAAACCTCTATAAATATAGTAGAAGTATTTAGTTCTATAAAAACCAATTTCCTTATCAAGTAAATCAACTACATCAAGAAACGGCATATTTGCTATAGGAGGAAATGTCTTTATTGGTTTGTTATTCTCAAACGGAGATATAACACACTTCATATCTGGATTATATTCACTGAATAGTTTTACAAATATATCCATTGGAGTTGCTCCTACTGGAATATGAGTATTTTTAGGAAATCTAGTATTAAACGTTAACTCTGAAGTTTGAAATATATACATAGAAAACGTTTTAAAATGAGCTCTAAATTCTTCATCGAGTGTTGTACTAGGTTCATTTTCTTTACCTTCTTCAGTTCCCGTTTCTGTTTCTATCAAAAACCCTCTATACATTCCAGGAAGTATAGGTTCATTACTATTTCCTTTATTAAGTTGCATATCATAATTTATCATAACTTTATAAAGTCCTTTAAACTTTCCTACATCTACTTTCTGAGTATTAAGCATTCTATGAAACTTCTCATCTCTACATGTAATACTAAGTATTCTAACTGGAAAATCATTTCCGATAAAATCCTCTTCTATCATTATATTAATAAGGTCTTTATCTCCTCCACGGAACTTAACTCCTCCTATATCTACATATAAGAAATACGGAGTTGCAAAAAACCCTTCTGCTTTCTCAAATGCTTTAAGCTCACTTCTTGCATCTTCATTTGCAAGTTCAATATGTTTATCAAGAGCACCAAGCTTACTCTGTGATGCTACATTCATAAGTTTATCAAGTACTTGACCCATAATAACCTCCTTTATAATTTGCGGAAAAAATAAAATAACTTTCTATCACTTATTAATTGATGTATCTTAATAAATGATAGAGGTTTGTGTAAACGATAGCAAATCATTAAGCTAAAATTCTATTAGGAGGTGTTTAAAATGCAAGAAAATAATATCCAAATTCTTATTTTAAACCCCGATGTCAATGAAAGACATAATGTAGCATTTCGTTTCTATAGATTGCTAACTTGTTGTGTTATATTAAATAAGAATACACCAAAGTGATAATAAAATAATATTAAAATATTTTAGAATATAGTGGGAAAATGAATACAAAGCATATTCTTATTTGGGAAGTGTATTGTAATTAAATAGGAAATTCTTATGAAATTTAAGTACCATGTTAAATATTCACTAAAGTTTACACATATAGTATTTGTTAACCCATACTTAAATAAACTTCGCCGCCGCCGCAATATACTTAGTTACATGAGACAAATTCTTTCTTTTTACATATATGTAAAATCGGCGGAATATTCTTATACTAAATGAGAATAACTTTCTTTTAGAGATTTCTTTTAAGTTTTCTTTCTCAAAGAATTCAACTCTTTAGAGTAAACTTTTACGTAGTAAAATTTAAACAATAAAAAAGATTAGTAACCGTTAGGTTATACTATGTAAAAAATAAAAATAAATGAGAATAAATTCATTTTTCTTTTCTTTTATTAATAATATTATTTATGAATGTTAATGAATAAATAATATTATTAATTTTCTTTTCTTTTTCTTAAATAAAATGACATTCAGTGATTGCTCTGAGAAGAGCAATTAATGAATGTATATTCATTAATGTTATTCTCATTCCATTTTATTGATTGATTATGTTTCACATCAATCAATAAAATGATATTAATATATTAATATCATTTTTCTATTTTATATTATGCGATATTAAAAATAAATAACGGTTGCAGACACTGGACCCTCTTCGGGGTCCTTCTACAACCGATTTATTTTTAAATAAATCTGGTTTAGAAGAACACGAATTAATTAATAAATTAATTAATTCTATTTCTTTTTAGAGAAAAAGAAAGAAAATTAAAATAAAAGAAAGAAAAAGATGAATTTTTCCTTCAAAAATGTTGTTATATAAATCAAACTTTTATCAAAATTTGTCAATTTTTAGCTAAAATTTGAGTTTTTCTGGTAAATTTTATCAGATTTTCACAAACTCTACTCAGATTTCAGTTAAATTTAAGCTAATTTTTCACAAGATTTCAGTAGCTATTTCACTCAGTAAATTCCACAAACTCTATACCTTATATATGGCGATAAAAACCCTAACAAATTTTGACGTTAATTTTAAAAATAAGTTGCGATTTTAAGGAGGTAAGAAATGTCAGTAATAGAAACTTCTTCTATGAAAAAATCTATGACTTTTACAGATGATAGACTTTATGCAAGAGAGGCAGTATATTTCGTTTTACAAATGCTTTTATCTCAACCTAAGGGAAGTTTGTATGAAACTCCTTCTATGGGATTTGATAGAAGAGATTTACTTTTCTATTCTATGGGTAGTGATGAGTATGAACTTGTAAAGATGGAACTTGAAACTATGCTAAGAGATTTACTTAAAGTTCAAGATGGAGTTGAGATAAATTACGAAAGAGTAGATGATGAAAGTGTAGGATTTAGTATTATAGTTCGTGATAATCTTGGTAATATTACAAAAGTAGGAACTGTAATTGATATGAGTGAGAAAGATATTTTATTTAGACCAGTAAGAGTTAGATAGGAGGATATAATGGATAATGAAAATAATGTTGATTTCGGAAGAGTTGAGAGTACTCCTCATAGTGAAACTAGAGAAAGTAATGTAGTTGATGAGATAATACTTCCAGAAATACCAGGTGATATAACGTATGATGATGGGAGTATAGGAATCTCAGATATTCCAAATATAAGAGATTCTAACTTCATATTTCCAAGTAGAGTTTTAAGAAAGTATTTTGGATTTAATACAAAGTCTTTAAAGGCACTACTTCCAATGGATATAATGTCTCAAGCAATGTTTTTAATATTTATTCAATGTTTTAAACTAACTGATATACAAAAGCTTGGACAGAATATAGCACAAGTTGACCCAACTATAATAAAATCTGATGATTATAAAAAGAATCTGTTTATGGATATACAGCCTGATGAGCTTGAAACTTATCTTAAGTTTGACCAAGATGGAGCAGATAATCCAGAAGTAATAAAAACTATAAAGCAAATGGAAAGAACTATAAGAAATTATACTCAAGTGTATTATATAAAAAATAAAGCATACCTTTTTAGATACCATCCAGAGATACTTAAAAATCTAGATTTAGATATGCTTGATATGCAAGAAATAGGAGTTCTTGAAACATTACTTGGAAAATTCTTTACATCAAGTAATGAAATAGGGAAATCTATATCAAATGCTTCTACTTTATCAGGACTTGATTATACATTCAAAGATATGAGTGTATCCACAAGAAAAAGACTTGAGCTTTTAAAGATTGGACTTATAAATGAAAATGGATATACAGAAGAAAGTGTAGATAAATATATTCAAGCTTGCATTGATTATACAAAGAAATCATTTGACGAAGGTAAATATAATGTCCGTGAAGAAGCAAAGTATGATGTTGATGGTGCAAAAGAAGCTGTTAAACTTCTTGAAAAAGATAAAGAATGGCAAGAACATTTTAAAAAAACTGGAGAGAAACTAAAGAAATACTCAACTGAGATGTTTGAAAAGATAATTGAACATGATACAAAACCAATTGAAGATTATATAGCTGAAGAAGGTGAAGATGAACTTAAAAAACCTGCTGGTGAGCTTATAAAACTTATGAACCAAAGTAAAGAAACTACATTTAAAAATGGACTTGAAATAATGCTTGCTTCTGAAGGAAGATATATTGGAACTAACTCTCCTGTATCAAAAAGTATAGATAGAAGTGATAAAGCTTTATCATATGCTGATAAAAGAAAAGCTAAAAGAGAAAAGGCTCTGCTTGGTAATAAAGAGATAGAAGATACAGTTGATATAAAAGAAGCAAACACACAAAGTAAAAAACCAGTTGAAGATAAATTTGCTAAATTTAAAGAGAATTTAGAAAAGCAAAATGAAGAAAGAAAGGAGAAAGAAGTGGAAGAAAAGGAGACTAACGGACATAAATTTCAAGGTAAAACCATTCACCCAGAGTCTGGTTTATACGGAGTAATTCCTAAAGGTGAAGTAGTCGAATCAATGGAAGAAATAAAACCAGCTGAAGATGTGATAATTGCAAATGCAAATAAAGTTAAAGATATTTTAAAAGTTCCTGCTGAAGAAGTTGAAAAGAGAGAAGTTATTACTAATATAAACCCTTATACTTTTGAAAATGAAGATTTAAAAGCAAAAGAAATGGAGCTTAAACTTAAAGAAATGGAACTTGAAACATTAAGGCTTAAACTTGAACTACAAAAAGCTAAGCAAACTGTAACTATAGAAACACCTAAAGAACCAGAAGTTAAAGAAGTTATAAATCAAGAACCAGTTAAAGAAGAACCTCCTGTTTACGAAGATGCTAAAGAACTTACTAAAGAGGAAATAGTAAATGGAATAGAAGATAAAAGTTATGAACTTATGAATAAAATGAAGGATATGTCGGTAGAGGATGCTAATAGACTTCTACAAGAACTTCTACATAATGAACTTAAAAATATGGGAAGAGATGGATACTCTGAGTTTTCTAAAATCAAAACAGAACCAGATACATCTATTCTAAGAACAGTATCAAATCCATTACAAAGAATAAAACTTTATGAAGCATCTGCAAAAGAAGGAAGAAAGTTATTTTTACCAAATTCTGGTTATGAAGTATTTATAAAGAAAATAAGAGATAAAGACCAAATATCATATTTACTTTCTATGCTTGACCCAAAAGAAAACTTAACTCAAAGTGTAGACCAACTTATAATGGATGAATGTATAAATATCTTATTTGCAAACATGGATTTTTATTTTGAAGAACCTGTTACAAGAGAAGATTTCTTAAAATGTACCCATCCTAATGACATTATATTTGCTATAATGATGCTTGCAATAGTAAATCTACCTGCTAATAAAGATGGTAAATGTATTGTAAATATAAGTTCTGTAAGCTGTAATTCAGAATATCATGGTACTCAAAGACAAATATTTTCTTTAAATCATCCTATTCAAATTGATATACTTGAAGAATTTACAAAGGTTTATAAGTTATCACAACCGCTTCTTGAAAGAAAATCTAAATTTGATAATAGTAAATATAAAACTATTTACGAAGCTTACTCTGATAATGGAGCTGGAGTAAATGAATACTGTAGTGTAAAAGATGAACTTGTAACTTATAATATAATTCTTTCTCCTTTAAACTTATATAAACTTAATAAGCAAAGAGAAGAAACACAAAAAATACTTTATGATTCATTAAGAACAGATTTTAAATCAGAAGGAGCAATAAGAACAGGACTTGAAGCAAGAGTGGGTAGAGATTTTAATAAAGTTGATATCTATTTAGAAAACACTCCATTTGATATGTTTAAAGCAGATGCAGCAAGAGTATCAGGAATGAAACTTGAAGACTTCTCTCATGATTTTAAAGAAATAGAAGATGAATCAGTAAGAAAAGAAGCTTTAAAAGAACAGGCTTTAAATAAAGAAACATTTATTTGCCTAACTCATATATTTCCGTTAATAGCAGAATACTCAGATAATCTTGATTATGCTATGCTTATAGTAAACTTTATAGATTCTATGGAAGTTGTAGCAAATGCAAATAATGAAAGAATAGCAGGACCATTATCACATGATAACTATGCAGAACTTTTACAAATATTTACTCAAATACCAGACATAAAAGAAATAGGAACTGCTATAGAAAGATTAAATGAAAAAACTAACTTAATTATAGAAGATACATCTATTGAATGGAACTCAAAAGATATATTTAAGTTTATGCCTAAATTTGAAGAGTTATTTGCACCTGAAGAAAAGTATATACAAGTACTTAAAGACGATGGTGAATCTGAAGTTGCAATTGAAAAGTATATGCAAGAATATGCAAAACAAAGAGAAAATATGCACTCAGGAAAATGTTTCTGTGGTTCAGATAAATTTGTACTTGACTGGAGGTCAATCCTTTTTCAATGTCTGTCCAAAGCTTAAGTCCTCATAGACAGATAAGTAATAGAATGCAAAAGATACTTTCTATATCTATGGCTTTTGAGGGTAGATTATCAGGAATAGACCTTACAAACGTTTCTGATATGGAGCTTGATATATTACTTGGATATGCTGAAGAACATGCAAAACGTGTCGCAGATATAAGAAATGGAAAATTCGTAGATAATAAGAACTATACAAAAGAAGACATACAAAAGATGAATAAATACGAATTTATGGATTTCCAAAAAGAAATGTTTATGAAAGACCAGAAAAAGAGATAACAACAGAAATATGTAAGCTAAATACATCACTATTTAGCTCATAAATTAAACCTCTGATTCTAATTCAGAATTATAACTTAACGAATGCTCAGTGAATGAATTTGAGCTAGTAAACACATGGCTACGAAATATTACTACTTGATATTACGGAAACAGAATTTCTAGAATTTAAAGTATGAAAATTTCTCGCCTCCTGTTAAAATATGTAGAAAAAGCTGAAGGCTAAAAAGGAAAAGCATTTTATTTTTCTTTTAAAAACCAATTAAACATTCGATATCTCCTTGCATGGGCTGCAGTAGATATTGGATACCCAATCTCGGTAACTACTTAGAAATTATGTCTAGGTAGTTACCATCCTCTATTTTTTATTCCGCATATATTGGATAAAAACAAAAGGTAGTAAATTTCATAGCAAATTTATTAAACACTTATTAATCTTAAAGGAGGTGAACTTTTAATATGGACGATATTAAAAAAACTAATAAAGCCAGTGTGTTTTCTGTACTTAAGAAAGCTTTCTCTTCTGTAATTAAAATGTATGTTTCTGATGTTAAGGATAACTCTAGTATAGAAGTTAAACCTATGAAAATAACATTTGATGATATTAAAAAAGAAGTATTAGAGCAACAAGCTAAACTTAAAGAGAACATAAGACTTACAAAAGAAGAGCTTAGAGAAGTATCAGAACTTGCTAAGAAAGCAGCACTTGATATATATGAAGGTAAGGTGTCTTTTGATGATGACTTTGCAGAAGAATTTGGTGATTTTGGATTTGATGATGAAGATTTTGAAGAATTTGATGACTCATTTGAGTCAGAAGAAGCTGTACCGATTCAAATACATGTAGATAATAGTCAACTTAATAGTATTGCTATGAGTATACTATTTGAAGTAGCAAGAAGAGATACAGATTTTGCAAAATACATGAAAGAAAAAGAAACTACTATTACTGACCTTATAAATCGTGTAATAGTAACTAAATATAATCCAGAAGACACAAACTTTATAAATCATCAAACTTATGTAAGTTTATCAAATGAAGCAATAGAAATAGCTGCGTCATATGGTCCTATACCAATAAAAGATGATAAGATTGAACTTGAAACTGGTAAAAGAAATAGTTTAGTTAAAGAGACAAGTGAGATATTGCATGCACTTATGGAAATCTTTAGAGATGATAGTGTTGCAACTCTTGCTACACATTCTGTACTTAATAAAGTATATGCAATTTATCTTGATTACTATTACTACTATGATAATAGAGTAGAAAAAGATAAGTTCGATACTCAAATAGGTGTAATATCTTTCTTTACAGATAGAGTACTTGTACCAAAAGTTAAGTTTATAGAAGACTTTAACTTTATATGTTACTGCTCTACAGAACTTACTTCATCATACTCTAATGTTGATGTAACAGCACTAGCTATTGCTTTTAAATACGGACTTTTAAACTTAGCAGACAAACACCCTGAACTTCATTCAAGATTAATGAGTTTTGTAGTTAGATGTCATGAAGAAATATCTAATGTATCTGACGCGTTTAGTAAGAATGAAAATGCTTAAAGGAGGAATATATTAATGAATGAACAAATCGTAACTAATATGGCAGACGCTTCTCAAGCTGCTGAACAAAAATTTAAAGATGTTGTAAATGGAAACGTTAGTGAAAATCCGTCTTCTTTACAAGAAGTTAATAAAACTGACACTACTATGCCAGAAATGGGTCATAATCAAGATAGTGTAGTAGTTAAAAATGAATTTAAAACGTCTGATGGAGTAATAGGAGAAGACCCTACACTTGTAACTCCACCTTATGAAAATCCTACACCTGATACTGAACAAGAAAAAGCAGCAACTGGTGTAACTGACCAAACTGCAGCAGTAACTTTTGATGAAAATATTACAAATGCAGATGCACAAGACCATGAAGATAACTTAGAAGAAGCTTATTTAAAAGCTGAAGAAGAATTAAATAAAGCTTTTGAAGAATCAACAGAAGGAGAACCTTATACTCCAGATGACAGTTCTATGAATGGTTCAGATGAAAAAACTGATGAAGCAGGAGCTGATAATATGGAAGAAGGTTCTGGTGCAACTACTGAGGAAAATGGTGATGTTCCAACTGAACCAAATGATGAACCTACAGATGAAGATGAATTAGGAGATAAGTCTGATGACTCTGATATAGAAGAAGAATCTGAAGAAAAAGAAGATGATGATTCTGAAAAGAAAGATGATGAAGATGAAGACAGTATTCCTGGAAATGAATGTGATGAAACAGGAACTGACTATGTAAATGTGTCTACTGCAAATCCTAGTTCTAAAATAGAAGAAAAAGTAGATGACTTCATTACGACAAATGGAGATAAATTACAAGAATTAATCCCACCAGTTGTAGAAGTAGAATTACAAAAAGAAATGCCAGCTGAAAACCCAACTAAAGATATAGTACAAGAAGAAAATACTGATACTGGAACAGTTGGTGCAGCTCCAGGTGCTGAAGAAATAATAGCTGAACTTGAAAACTTAAATAAAGTTGCTGATTCAATCGGTGATGGTTCAACTGAAAACATAGGAGATTCTGGTTCTGGAGACGGACCTGGAGAAACACAAACTCCTAGTGATGATACTGTTCCTGCTACTGAAGATGAAGATACAGTTCCTGAAGAAATCGAAGAAAAAACTGACGAAGGAGAAAAGACCGAAACTCCTGAAGTAAATGAAGTTTCTGAAGGTGGAGATAGTGCTACAACTGGAGATTATAAAGAACCTGATACACCACCTAAAGACCCTCAACCTGTACAAGATATTCAAACTGATGTAAGTGCTAGCTCAAATGCTTCAGATGATACTGGTAGTGGTGTTACTGTTGGTGAAGCAGGAGATACTACACCTCTTGATAGTGATATTGATTTACATGGAAGTGAATTTGAAAAAGCTGCAACTGAATTTGATAATATCATAAAAACTGACGATATTGGAGATTCTACTGTTGGTGAAACATTTACTGAAAAGTCTGACTTAATTACAGGTGGATTACAGGAAATGGCAGCACATGCTGAATCTGTAAGAACTGAACTTAAAAAGGCTGGAGCTATGCTTGGGTTTGAAGCTGCTATGATAGGTATAAATGTAGGTGGTATGGAATCTGCAACTAATACAAATGATACATTTGATAACTCAGGAGATTTATTTAAAGATATATTTAAAGGATTATAAACTTATATAAAGAAGGTGTTTAATTTCTATGTCAAAATCTACTGTTATAATAGATGTTTATAATGCTTGTAAAGTCCCTAATAGAGATATTGAAGTAGCTAAAAAAATAAATGCTTTCTTTAAAAATAATATTCAGGCAGTAAGTGACGGTATTATAAATACTACACTTAAGATAAGTGGTACTATAAGAGATGATATGGCGTCTAGTTATCACTTATCAACTGCTGATTGGAAGAAAATACAAGCATCTCCAGAATATAGTAAGTTTGCAAATTCTGCATCTATATTGAAATTGGGACTACTTATATCGTATATACAAACAGGGTCAAGAATATTCCTTGTATTCTTATTTATGCTGGATTACTCTGCTAGAATGCCTAAGTACTTTAAACGTGACTATGATAGAAATATTATGCGTTATACACTTGAGAATTCTGCAGATGATAGAACAGACTTTAAACGTTACGGAATGAGTCTTATAACTGTTGTAAATAAGAAAGTAGATACGTATATAGCAAAATTTGGAAAAGAACTGTCGATTAAAAATATTGACGATAAAACATTAAGACTACTATTGCAATCTATACTTACGCGTATGAATGCAATGGTAAAAGCTATTTCACAAAAATATTATAAGAACTTCTATGATAAAGATGTTAAAATCATGATGCAATACAGTAAAACTCAAGATGGTAAACAAGTGTTATCACCTGTAAACGTAATAGAGTCAGTTCGTGAACGTAGTGTTGACAACCTTGCTTATCCAAGTGAGGTTATACTTAAAATGGCTAACTTTGTAGCAGGTGGAAATCTAGAACTTGCAACAGAACGTAAACTTTTAATAGACTATTGGAGACAAGTTCAATCTGGTTTAGTTAAAGTATCTAATATGATACTTGATGATTGGATAAAAAGAATAGGTTCTAGAATATCTGTTAAGGCATTTAGAACTGAGTTTTTACGTACTATGAGTATTGCAAGAAATGTTGCTTATATAATGAATGAAATAGATAGTATAGTAAATACTCTTATTTCTAAAGGAAATCCTACTATTAAAATAGAAAGAATTGAATTTAGAAAAAGAATTTATTTATATTTACTTGCAAATATGTATATGCAAAGTAAAGACTTAATTTAAAAAGGAGTGATAATTAATGAAATTTGCAATTGGATTAGAAAGCATAGTTGGATACAGCTCTGATTTCAATTTAAATGAAGAACCTGGTATTACTGGTGTAGAAGCTTTGGTTGCTGATAACTTATTTGAAGTTGAATCAGGAGAGTATAAAGCAACTATTGAATCACTTGATGTTGATATTGATGTAATATTAGCTCAAGGTTCTATGTATGGATTTGGTACTGAAGCTGAAGATGAAAAAACAGAAGATAAAACTGATGACAAGAAAAAAGCTTGGTACAAAAGACTATGGGATGCTATAGTTAGAATGTTTAAAGCAATAGGTGGCTGGTTTACTTCTGCTTGGGAATGGGTTAAAAAGAAATTTGGTAAAGGTGGAGCAAATGATGTTGCTGATGCAGCTAAAAAGACTGTTGAAGTTAAAGCTGAATTAACTGAAGCTGTTGTAAAAGAAGCTGTTAAGAAAAACGGACTATCTGAAGATGAAGTTAAAGAAATCTTATCTAATTATATAGGAGAACTTAAAGGTAAAAAAGAATATGAATCAATAGCTTCTTTTATAACTAAAATAAAAGATGAAGTATTTGAAGAAATAGTATCTAAATCTCAAATATTAAACACACCAACTAATGGTAGTATAGAATTCACATATTATACATTCTCTTCTGAAGTTCTTAATAGAATAGACAAGTTAAGAACAAATTTAAAAAATGTTGGTGAATTAGCTTCTAGAGCAGAAGCTTTATCAAAAGAAGATAATACACATAATGTTCAAGCACCTTTAAAAATAGGAGCTAAACTTACAGCTGAAGTAGTATTAACTATTGGTTCTTTATTACATGTTTTATTTAATTTAGAAATAAAAAATGAGCAATCTTTCCAAGGATTACTTAACACTAATAAAGATATGACTTTAGCCGAATACTCTGATATATACCAAAGTGTAACAACTGTAGCAAATGATGTTAAATCTCTTGCAGCTTCTAAACCAGTATTAAAATTAGAACCACATAAAATTAAATTTAGTGTTAAAAATGGAGTTTTGGATAAATCTAGTTATAATGCATTTGCTAAGTCTAATGAGATGACTAAATCAAGTGACTTGAGTAATCATATATCTAATCTTGCAGATAGTTGTAAAAACTATATGAAATCAGTTACTAAAGTTATAGCATCTTTAGAAAACTTAAACTTCCTTAGAAAAGGAGATGCGGGTGCAAATAATGATACTAGAGTTTATGAAAACTTAAAAGGAATATTATCATCTGTAAAAGTTATAGGATTTAATGGTATAAATCTTATAAGACAGCAAACTATGAATAAAATAGTTAGCAATGCAACACAAGCATAAATAAAGAGGAGGTTTCATAATGAATTTTAAATATGGAACTGAGTCAGTCGGTATAGATTTTTTCTATACCGACACTACTCCTTTTTTAAACAGAGGCGTAGAAGGACTCATAGAAGATATTGATATGTCAGTAGATAATTCAAGATATGGATTTGCATTTGAATCATGTTGTGCTGATTTTGATATAATTATGGGATTAGAAGCAGATGAACCTAAGTCTGATAAACCTGAAGAAAAGAAAGATGAAAAATCTGAAACTACAACATCTAATTCAAAAGCAGATGCATGGTATAAAAAAGTATGGAATGCAATAGTTGGTATGTTTAAAACTATTGGAAAGTGGTTCTCGTCAGCATGGAAATGGATTAAAAAGAAGTTTGGTTTTGGAGGAACTAATGATGTTGGTAAAGTTGCAGAAACTGAAGTAAAAGTAAGTGGAAACTCTACTGCTAAAACTCTTGATAAATTAAAAGATGCCGATACTATGACTGCTGAGGAACTTGATAATGTTGTAGAAGAAATAGTTGGTGAAGAAATTGATAAAGAAAAAACTGTTAATTTAAAACCAATACAAAATCAAATAACAGAAAACGTAAAAAATCAAGTTGCAAATTCAGTAGAAGCATCAAATAAAACTTCTGAAAATAAAAACTCAGAAAGTAAACCTGAGGAATCTAATTCCAAAACTAATGAACCTGAAAATAAAGCTACTAATACTGCAAGAGAAAAACTATCTAGACGTTCAACTGGTAGAAAAACTGATACTATAGCAGCTAAACATGGAGCTAATACTAATCTTTCTGTAAAAAGAACTGTTGCTCCAGTTACATTTAAATCATACTTATTCTCTAAAAGAGTTATAAGTGAATTTAAAGAGTTTAAAAAAGTGTATGCAAGTTATACATCTTCTAAGTTAGAGCTTGATAATAGTAAACTTAATCTAGAAAAAGCTGTATTAAATGGTGCTAAATTTATGGCAGGAACTTTAACTTACTTAGGTGCTTTATCTAAAATGCTTTTTAAAAATATAAACTTTGATTCAAATGCATTTACTACATTTACACAAAATGCTTCTGAGGATACAATGAAGTCTATGATAAAAGCTACTGATGATTTAGAAAGAAGTCTTATAACTGCAGTAAATGCTAATCAAACACTTGATTTAGAAGAAGTTGTATTCCAAATAAGAGTAAAGGATAATATCAAAAAAGAACTTGATAAATCTACTTATTTATTTGAGTTTACAACACCACAAAGTGGACTTGCAGATTCTGTAGAAATAAGTAAAGCTATATCTACTATAGCAAATAACTGTTTGTCTGATATATCTAAACTTGATAAGTTTGTAACTAATCTTTCTAATATGAAAGATAGTAATACAAGAGGAATGTCAAGAGATAGTACTGAAAGAATAAAAGCATTAAGAACATTAATGTCTAATACTAAAGGAATAGGAAGTAATGTTTATAAACTTCTTTCTAGAACTAATATTATAAAGGTTAGAACTACAGTTAAGACAGATGATGTGTTAGGAGGTAATTAATGTTATTCAAATATGGATACAATACTGAGATTCAAGACTCATATACTAATATAAGTAAATATGAAAGTGGTCTTGAAAGTTTATTAGATGACATAGATATATGCATATCAAATACGGACTATTTATTTGGATTTGAGTCAGAAAATAATGACCTTAAAATATACATTGGTATGGAAGCAACTAATAATGAATCTTGGTTTAAAAAAGTTGTTAACTCTATTGTAAGTATGTTTAAAGCAATAGGTAGTTGGTTTAAATCAGCTTGGAACTGGATTAAGAAAAAGTTTGGATTCGGGGGTTCAAATGATGTAGCAAAGGTAGCTCAAAAAGATGTTCAAGTTAAAACTGAATCTCTTGCTAAATCTGTTGAAAAAATAGAAGAATCTAAGTCTGTTACACCAGAAGAAGCTGATACTATAGTTGAAAATACAGTAGCTGAAGTTATCGCTGAAGATAAGTCTGAAGTTAATATTAAAGCAATTGTGCCTGAAATTGTGGAAGAGGTTAAAAAAGAACTTCTTAAGATACTTACTCCAATAAATGAATCTGTAAACTCTATTAAGTCGGAAACTGAAAAAATAAGTGGCAAGGTAGACAACCTTTCTACAAAAGTCAGTGAATTAAATAAACTTATAAGTCAAAGTGATTTAAAAAAGATTGCAGATGAGATTAGAACTAGTATAACAACAAGTGCATCTTTACAAAAAGAGACAGACCTAAAACTAATAATTGCTGAAGTTAAAAAAGAAATAGATAGAGTTATATCAACTAGAAAAGATGTTAATCTTAAGTCAATAATACCAGAGATAGTAAATTCTATAAAAGAGTCTATGCCTGAACATAAAGAACTTGATACCAAAAGACTAGTTGCTAATATAGTTTCAGAAGTAACAGATGCATTTAGCATTATAAAAGATAAATTACCAAAAGATAATATAGATATTGAGTCACTAACTCAATCTATAAGTAAATCTATTACTGAACCAATAGTTAGTAAGTTAAGTGAAGATATAATAGGTAGTTATAATTTAACTGTAGATAAAGTTGAAAAAATAATTAAGGAAAATATTAAGGGTTCATATGATAGAAGTGAAGAGGATGCATTTATAGAAGTAGCAGAAGTAGTTGTTAAGGATGAAGTTAAGGAGAATTCTAAAAAAATATTAGAAATAGCTCCTAAATTGATTGAAGAAGTTGTAAGTAAGCAACTTATGATTGAATATAAGCCAAAACTATCAAAAACTGTTAGTGATAAAATTAAAAAAGCTACTAATAGAACATATAAGTCAAATACTATTAAAAAAGAAAGAAGCTCGTCTGAGTCACTCACTATAAAACGTGGACCTAAAAAGGTTGAATTTACAACATATTTATTCTCTAATAGGTCTATAGATACTTATAATAGTAAGTTTAAAAAGTTTTTTACAGAATACACATCTATTAAAAATAATATAAACTTAGATAATACAAATGGTACAATTGAAAATATTACAAATGGAATAAAACTTATGGTATACTCTATTATGTATATGGGTAATTTAGCAGATGTTTTATTTTCTGGTGTAACATTTAATTCTGATAAAATAAAAAGTGCATTATCATCTAAAGACTCTGATTCACTAAGTGAAGTAAGTCAAGGTATATTTGAACTAAATAGAAGTTTAGCTCACCTAGTATCAACAAATGCAACATTAGATTTAGTTGAAATGAAATTTGATATAGACTTAGAAAGTGTTTTACCTACTAGAAAACTTGATAAATCTAGATACGAAAGGTTCTTGAATGATAGGTCTAAAATACTTGCTACCAGTGTTGAAATAAGTAAAGCTGTTTCTGAAGCCGCTAATAGATGTTTATCAAGTATAGGAGAATTAGATAAATTTATATCTAATATAAATCCAGATGCAAGAGCAACTCGTGGTTTACCTAATAAAGTTTCAGATGAGGAATTTAGAAAGAAATTTAAAATCATAAGAAGTTCAATGAGTGATGTGAAAAACATTGGTTCTAATTTGTATAAACTATTATCTAAATCAAATATTATAAAAATTAGAAAAACACTTAAGACACATCAAACTTTATCATAAAGGTGATGTAATATGAAGTTTAAATTTGCAAATGGGAGCTTAAATGCTCCCGTTTTTAATATTGGAACAGAAGATATAGATTTAAATATGCTTGAGTTTGAAAGAAGTGAAAATCTTGCTGCTTTTGAATCTTGTATGATAGATATTAATATATTTTCTAGTATAAAAGGATTTGAAGCAGAAGATAGTTGGTATAAAAAACTATGGGAAAAAATAAAAGCTATGTTTAAAGCAATTGGAAACTGGCTTTTATCTGTATGGAACTGGATACTTTCTAAATTTAGAAGAGAAGGAACACTTGAAGTAGGTAAAACATCTAAAGAAGAGGTTAAAGTTAAAAAAGAAACTATAAATAAAACTATTTCTAAAATAAAAGATTCTCCAAGCGGTGTAAGTGAAGCTGATATAGAAAAAGATGTAAGTAAGCTTATGTCAGGAGCTATTGCTACTTCTCCTATGAATGGAGTACTTAAAGATTTACAAACTAACATGGAAGAAGAAGTTAAAAAGATATTACTTGAAGAAGTTACTGAAGAAAATGAAAATGGTAATAGAGTAGTTAAAAGAAATGTTATAAATACTCATCTTTCATATTATATTTTTGATAAAGATATAATGTCTAGATATAGAAAAGTTGAAGGTAGTATGTGGGTTAAATCATTTACTACTTCTGATATCATAAAGAATAATATGATTACGTTTGCAAATTCTGCATATGTTTGTGGATATATATTGTATGTTTTATATGATATGGATAAATTAGGAGATTATAAGATTGGTAAAGACTTTACTAATGAAGATAGAGCTAATTTAGACAGTATACAAAATACACTTCAAAATACAACTAGACCATCGTTAAAACTTGAACATAAATCTATAGATGTTAAGATAGTAAATGGAGTTATAGAAACAGATTTTACAAAAGAGGAAGAAGATATTATAGATAACTGCACTAATGTAGCTACTAGTATTTTATCTGGAATTTCTGATATAAATGCTAATTTAAAGAAATCTGTAAGAGAAATAGATAGTTTAAAATCAGAAACTTCAAATAATATAACAGAAAATGATATAAAAATGGTTACAGATACACTAACTAAAGTTAAAAATATATGCAAACTTACTATGAAATTAGTTGGTTCTGTAAACATAAAGAAAATAAGAAATAATGCACATGAATTCAGAGATAAAGTTGGAAATAAACTTTAAAGGAGGTGCTCAGTTTGAAATTCAAATATTCAACTGGACTAATACCACAGAATGAAATTAAAATAAGTACAGGTATTGAATCTATTATAGATTCAAATATCGAAGCTTTAGAATTACAAGATTATAAATCTGCTTTTGAATCTTGTATGATAGATACCTTTTTAATTCAAAAAGGAATGGAGGCAGACGAAGAAAATAAACCAGAAGTATCAGAAACTAAGGAAGCATGGTATAAAAGACTATGGAAATGGATTAAAGATATGTTTACCAAACTAGGTTCATATCTTGTAGCAGGATTTAAATGGCTTAAAAGACTATTCTTTAAAGACGAGGTGACTCCACTTATCCAACCAGCTAAAATAGAAGACTACATGTTCACAATCGAATATGTGAATATGACAGATGAAAAGGATAAGATACATGAACAAGTAGAAAAAGAAGCAAGTGAATTCAAGGATAATGTAAAAGACTATTATACATACCTATTTACTAAAGCTAAAGAGAAATTAAATACAACCAGAGCATTTAAAGGGTCATCTGAAGCAGAAAAAGATAAAATAGCAAAGAGCATAGCAAAAGCTATATCAACAAAAGGTGAAACACTAAAGCTTGAATTTTACGTAGTTAATGATGATATTGAGAAAAGAATGAATGAGATGCCTAAAGGTGAGCTAAATCACTTCAACTCAATAGTACCTGACTTTGATATAACTAGGATGTTCACTGAGAGATATGCAGTTGCTCACTCACCAGCATTCGCACTTGTTGATATCAATGCTAATATATACACTATTACAAAACTTATACTTGGTGGACTTAGTAATTTTGATTATGAAGATATGCGTAATGAAATGAAAAAGAGTAGACATGTAGTTGGTGCTAGACACAGAAGTGTTGATATAGATTTCTCAAAGCAAATAGATTTTTGTAAAAAACATGTCGAATTCCTAAAGAGTGTACAAGATAAAGACATTAGTATATTCAAAAAAGTAACATTTGAGTTCTCATATGATACTAGTGGTAAAATTATGGAGAAATCAAGAAATGATTTCAAACGTGTATATGGAACTACTGCTGTATTTATTAGTGAACTGAATTTATATTTTAATAGTATGGAAAAAGATATGACTACTGTGTCTAAAGCTGTAAATTCTTTTGATATAAATAAGTTAGTTAAAGAAGACAAACTTCAAACAGGTGAAGCAGAAAAGATATTTAAAGAAACTAAAGAGTTATTTAAAATAACATTTGAAGCATCACAACTTATAATGAAAGTTTTCAAAAACTCACTTAGAGATATCAAAAGAGCAACTGATAAAATAAATGAAATTTATCAATAGTAAATTTAAAAAGGAGGATAAATGAATTTTAAATTTAATTTAAATGAATCAGGAAGTATACAACTAGTAGAAAAACCAATGAGTACTGAACTTGCTGGAATAGAATCAGAAATAGAAACTATTTCATTTTCACTAGATATGTTAGAGAATGATTCTGAATTTGGTAAAGCAGTTACAGAGTTCGGGATAGAGTCAACTATATACTTATATTCTATGGAAGCTAAAGATGATAAAAGTAGTACAGATAAAAAGCAAAACATATTTAAGAGAACTTGGGAGTATATCAAAAAGATGTTCAAAGCTCTTAAAAATTATATTATCACTGCTATAAAATGGGTTAAAAAGAGATTTACTAAAAATAAAGTAGATTCTAAAGTAGAGCAATCTGCAACTATAGCAAGTGATGTTTACAATATGTGTACAGAGATAATGAATAATAATAAAGACTTATCTGGTGAAGAACAAATGAAAATAATGAAATCTGAAGTAGATAAGAAATACGGAAAGCTATATGGTCCAGAAGCAATTGGTATAAACACATTACCAGCTATACCAGGTATGGGTGTGACTATAACTGAAATAATATCAAATGTTGCTAGACGTTCAACCATTGGAGATAATCCAAAAGATATTATAAGAATACCTGTAAGTTTACCTATAGAAGACCCAAAAATAGCAGAACCACACATAACTAAAGCTATAAATATAAAGTCATCACTAACATTAAATCTAAAAGGAAAAACCTTAAAAGACTTTGAAAACCACATGTATGCACTTATTACATGTGTAGTAAATGGATTAGAACTTGTATGGCTAACTCAATCAACTGATGGTGTTATGACTAAAATAGTAGATAACACAAATGTAACTGAAAGAGATCATGAGTTCAGAAGAAATGTTAAAGAATTTGAAAAAATAAATCCAATAACATTACATACTGTTCGTATTGGTGTAGTACCATTGAAACTTAATACAAAAGAAGATATAATAAATGAGATAAAGAAAACTCCACATTATACTTTATCTAAAAAATTATATGATTATCTATATGATACTATAAATAACTGTGAATACTTTGCTAATAATAGTATTGATGAGATACTTAATTCTATAGAATCAAGATATACAGAAATTAGTAAAGATGATATAAATCCTACTGAGTTAAAAGAGACTGCAGTTTATACTCAAAAACTTACAAAAATGTTTATAAAAGCTTTAAGTAGAGAAAAGGTAGATAAGGCAGTAAGTGCAACTGAACCTAAAATAGATTAATGTTAAGGAGGTAGTTATGGTATTTAAGTATGGATATGAATCTGAACAAATATCTTTTGAATCAGAATCTCTCCTTCTTATAAATTCAAATCTATCTCAACTTGAATTACAAGAGCTTAAGTCAGAACTTAATACTTACTCTATGGAATCAACTATTATTGGAGGCGGACTTGAGTCTGCTTCCAATAGAAACTTTTTTCTAAAAGTTTGGGATGGAATAAAAGCATTTTTTACTAAACTTGTAGATTACTTCTTTAAATTTATTGAGTTTATTCTAGGTATATTTGGAATAAAATCAAAAGAAGTTACAAAAAGAACCAAAGAAGTAGTAAAGAAAGCTAAAGAAAAAGCAAAAGAAGAGAAGGTTAAACCAAAATATATAAAAGTAAAACTAAAAAGAATGTCACAAACATTAGTTGATAAACTAGATAGATTTATATCTGAAGCAGCTAAAAATAAGAATAGAATAGAAGATTTTGGAAATGAATATAAAAAAGTTATAGAAGACAGTAAACTAAATTTTATAGAATATAGACCATATAAAGACTATTTAGATAATATATTAAAACTTTATAGAACAGCATGTGGAATATACTCTCTTATAATATCTTCTGAACTAGTTGATGTAAATTCAAAATATTCAGAAATGCTTCTAGATACAATAGTTTATTTACCTAATGATAAGACAAACTTTAATCAAAGAGATTTTCCTGCATTTGATAATATTATAAACTCTAGTAAAAATGACTCTGGTGTAAACTTTGCGAAACCACATATAGACTTTGGTAAATATGAACTTGATTACTTTGAAATAAATCTAGATATAACCAAATCTGATAAAGAAATAGAAGACTTTATGCTAGATAAAATAAAAGCAAATAAGTTTAGTATTGCTGAAGAATATATAAAGAAAGTAAAGAATACATTTAGAGCAATGAATAATGTTATTAAATCAAGACAGGAAGATATAGATAAAGTAATTAAATCAACTGAAAATACAAATAAAATAATTGCTCCTGAGAAAGAAAAGTCTGAGTTCTTATTTGTAACTAAACTTTCTACGCAAGCAATAAAAGCAATAAAAGTTCTTATACAAGGATTTAATCACACTATAAATCAAATTACTAAAACTATTGCAAGTATATCTAACTCTGTTAAAGATGCACAATTAGAAGTAGAAACAGAAAGAGGAGGAAATCAAAATGCGTAAACGTTCACCAGAACTTCAAGCAACTATGGATTATGTAATTTCAGAAATAGAACTTTTATCACCAACTAATGTACAAAGAATACTTGCACTTTGGGATGATTTATCAGATGAGGAACTAATTGAAAATCTATGTAACATGCAAAATCTTTATCATGACCCAGGAAAAGAACCATCTAAACAGACTCTTATGAGAATGATAAAGAAAAATCGTGTTATAGTACAAGAACACTTTAAAGTATTTGACCAAAACCCAGATGACCCTAAAGGAATTATAATGGCAAGAGAAGCTTGTTGTTATATACTTCCAATAAGACGTAACCAACAAATATCAGCAAAAGAGTCATCTGTTGCAACCAAAGCAGAAGTACGTGACATTACAAACCAAGTAACTGGGGAAGATAAAAAGGCTCAACATAGTGACACAGAGATAGCAACTACTATAGCACACGGAGGATATGCAATCAACCGTGAACTTCTAGGTGCTGCATCACATGATATGATGGCAAAGCAAGTCTACAGAGATGAGCTATCTCAAACAGGAGAAGTATCACTTAAAGATTTACCAAATGACCCAGAAAATAAGAAATCACTTATTCTTATAGACCAAGTACTTAAAATGATGGGATATGACTCAGACCTTATCTCAACACCATTAAGTGGAAGGAGGTAAGATTTGTTAAATATTAAAGATATTGTAAATTTACAAGAAGATAAAATAGAAGAGTATATAGAAAATGTAGGACTTGAGTCTGCATTTGATGAGGGTAATATACTTAAACGTATATGGACTGGTATTACAACTACTAAATTTCTAGTAGGACAAGTTCAGTCAACACTCAATGAACTTAAAAGACTAGAAAGAATAGATATTAAAAAGATTAAAGATAAGACTACAGAACATAGTATTAATAGACTTGATATTAAAACTATTGAAGATGCTATGGATATAGTTGAAATTGGTAAAGGAATACCTGAAAGATTGCAAAATCATGCAATGCGTGCTTTTGAGGTTATAAAAAAGCTTGATAAGAAGATATTTCTTGCAAAAGATGTTACAGATGGAGTAGGTAAAGTTCTATCTCCTAAAGTTATACTTTTAAATAATATGTTAAAACTTTGTATAACTGGATATAGAGTTCCTGTTGTTGCAGATATGTATGAAATAGACTTAAAAGAAAAAGCTCCTTTCCCAATGGCTCTTTATCCTTTAGTTGACGGAGCTCCTAAATGGCTTAAAAAAGGATTTAGAAAGTTTAATAAGTACTTGTCTATATTTGGACTTGTAAATATGGGACTTGGAATTCTATCTACACTTATAGCTCTTATACAAACATCAAGAGTAGATGAACTTATAGAAGATGATGATATTAAATATATTAAAAGCTTCTATAAAGTAATATATGCTGATCTTTCTACTATTTATAAAAATGTAGCAAAAAGAAATGGTTTATCTATACTTGATAGACTTGATGAAATAATAAAAGAGAATAGGAAAATACCTTGGAGTTATGAAGAAAAAGTTAAATTTGCAACATACATGAAAGAAAACTCACCTCCAGAAATACAATCACTTAAAAGATGTGTTGAAATATTAAATGGAAGTGATTATAAAGTAGTACTTAGAACTACAAAAGCTTTAGTTTCTGCAAGTTATAAACTTAATGGAAGTACACAAGATAATGAAAGATTTGAAACTTTAGTTGAAATGATGGAAGCAAATATAACAGTTCTATTTAAAGTTCTTGAAGCATATGAAAAGATGATAAAAGAAATGAAAAAATTCTAGAAAAAAAAGAATATAAACCCGAATACTATTTATTTTAGTATTCGGGAATGTGTTCTTTTTTATCCGAAAATTATAAGATAAGCTATTCTTACAAATGCAAATATAGTTATAGTTCCCATATTTGCAAATTTAAATCTATTTACATCTATTGCAATAGCATTTGCAAGCATTTGTGGTGGCATAACTATTTGCATAAGTTTATTATTCTTATATCTACCTTCTGTAAGTGTAAGAAATAACATAGTTCCAAATGTACAACCAATATAAAAACTTGTAACAGTACTGTTAAATCTCATAGTAAGATTAACTACATTACTTGCATCAAATGTAGCAAATAGAAATACTGCAATCATATGTAAAACTATATAAAGTCCTACAAGAAGAGGAACATAACTTACCGAAACTATATTAATTACAACTGTAGATATAAACTCACTCATCTCAATTTTATTTCTCATATATTCCATACTTATATTCTTTTTAAATTCATATAAACTAAATCTCAATTTAATCACATCTCCTACTTAAATATACTCTAGAATGCTCTAAAATACCCTTAAAATCCAATCTTTTGTATTTTATGTATAAATATTGATTTAAACTAAATATTTGAAAATAAGGGTATTTTAAGCAGTTTTATAAATTATAATAAATTAACTTTAGACTTTATTTCATCTTGTGTTTTAATTATTCTTTGTCTAACTTCTTCTATAAAATCTATTACAGGTACTCCAAAGTCTGAACCTATGTATGCTCCTAGTATCTTAAGCATATTAGTATCATACTCCTCGTCTCCATCAAAATTATATTCATTTGCAGTACAGTTTAAACAGTCACATATTCTTTCAAATAACTCTTCTTCAGATGAGTAAATTACTTCATCATCAAATTTATATTCATTATCAAGAACTTCTGGAACTTTAATAAATACTGAACCATATTCATCTATTGAAAGTGTAGCTGTTATATTAAACTTAATATCTTCAGGTACTATAACACCATCTGCTGTTATATCATCAACTAAGTCCCAAAATACAGTAGTTGCAAGTGCTATAACTTGAAGTGCATCTGAAAGCTTAGGAGTTTTAAATATATCTTTAAATTCTTTTTCTATATTAAGATAATTAACTATAGATAAATCTATAATTTGACCAAAAACTCCACCTTCTGCTACTGTATAGCTACGTTTCTCATCATAAGCACCTGCAAATCCAAATGATTTCTTTAACTCTTTTATAATATTTAGATTACCTACAATATGAGAATCTTTTATTGGTTCTTCTTTTGCAAACTCAAACTCTTCATCTGAAACCTTTTCTTCTATTTCAACGTTATCTTCTGATAAACTACCTATTTCAGAAGTAACATTATTAACTACAAGCATTATAAGTTTCTTATTATCAAAATCTGGAACAGTAAAGTCAACACTATCTATACCAAACAGTCTAGTAATATCACTCATTCTCTCCATAGTAGCATCCTCACCTGCAATTTTATTTACAAGTTCTACTATTTTTGGAATGTTATTTTCTATTTCTATAAGTGATAGAGTATTACTATCTTTATTAAACTCATCAAGTTCTGGAACTAATGGAATAAATAAATCTGTATAAGATAAAAGTCCACTAACCCTTAAATCAATTGGGTCTAACATCTTCATAGGCATAATAGTATCAATTTTTATATCTTTAGTATTTATAAAGTACTTCATCTTATGTACAGTTCCTACTGCTGAGTTAGTATATTCATGATAACAGTTATCTACAATTATGCTCAAGAATTCCTTTAAAGTATAAACAGCTGATTCAGCTATACTTATAATAGCAGCTTCAGATGAGCATGTAAGTGAACCATTATCAATATAGTATTTAACATATCCTTTGATAATAGCATCTAAAATATTTCCACTTTCTCCTGTGATTTCATAATTAAAATCTCTAAAACTTTTGTAATTTGACATAATTTCTCATTCTCCTTTTTAATATTTTTTACATTTATCTAATATGTATTTTACTTTTGTTAAATAGTCTACTACACTTCCATCCAGTATAGACCTAATACCTAACCAATCAGCACCTGCTACCTTTTTCTTAAGAGTAGCTAACTTTTTCTTAATACTTTCACATGTTCCTTCTATTAAAGACATAGTTATAAAATCAGTATCAAAAGGAACTACTCCTAAATAACAACTAAACTTATTTTTAGTACTATTTATTTGATTAATTATAATATCTTTATCTTTAAATTCTACATCCCAACCTAGAGTTAAATCAAGTTTAGTCTTAGTATCAATAAGATTTGTAAGTAATAAGTCTATTACATTAAGTGAGTCATTAAGTATCCAAGAAGATTCTTGAAGAGTTATTTGACTATCCTCATTTAAATTAGCCTCCCTAACATAATTCTTACAAACACCTAAAACAACAGCTCTCATTAAATCTGACTCTACTTGAAATTTACTAGTAAAGTAATCAATTCTTGACATTTTAAAAATCCTCCTTTAAATTTATACAAATGGAATCTCTCTAAATACTTCACTTAGATATTCATTATCTACACCAAGTATTAAAGGTTCTTCACTTTTTGTTAGTTTCTTTACAAATTTCTTAAGTTCTTTATAATATGTTGATTTCTTTCCTTTATAAATAAAATAAATAAGATTAACCAAGTCTCCATAGCATTCATGTTTCTTATCTATTCTACCATATCTAACATCTATTCCAGAGTTAGTTTTATATATTTTAATATATGTATTTGATTTAGGACTTACTGGAAACTCTATAAGCAAGCTATATTTATGTTTAAGTCTAAACTCAACATAGTCTCCAAATATAGTTTCTTTTAAATCTTCTGTTCCTTGTACAAATAAAGCATCATGAGAACGCTCAAGTACGTCTTTTTTCTTTATACTATTTGCTGCAAGAAACATAGTTACATATTTATCTATACTAGAAACTATTATATCATAAAGCTCACTCTTCTCATAGTCTCTTATAAGAAGTCCTATAAGTTTATTTCTTACTGCTTTTGGAGATTCTTCTATATCTAGATATGTAAGTTTATCTATATATCCTTCCTCTGCAAGTACAGATATATTAGCTGACCTCATATCATATTCTCTTATTGGGTTTTTATATATTTTAATAGACATAGTTTAACTTCCTTTCTTATTCTTTGTATGTTTTACCTTGTAAGTAATCTCTTACTACATATACTGGTAATTTTACCTTTTCTGCTATTTGAGGTAGACTAAGACCACTCTCACGAAGAGATTTTATTTTCTTTCTTTTATCCTCTCCAATATACTCAAGTCCTTTAACTTTAACTTGTGCATGAGCAACATTTGCTCTTTGAGTGATATACTCTAGGTTTTTTACTCTATTATCTTTTTTATTTGCATTCTTGTGATTAACTATCATTTTATCTTCTTGCTTACCTAAGAATGTATGAGCGACGATAAGATGTACTTTTCCTCTAACACGATTACCAGAACCGTCCATTATGTCAACACAGTCATAACCCCTATCGTCGTCAAACATTTTAAGTTCTCTTCCAGTTTCACAGTTAAATATTTTACCAGTATCAGTAACTTCATACTTAGGATAAGATTTACCCTTTAGAACCACTGTTCTTTTTTCATCTTTAGCCATTGCTTTCACGTCCTTTTTATTATTATAAAACGTGTCAAATTGTCTAAATTTGGGTCATATTTTCCTTTTGAAGTTCTGTAAGAAGAGTTGTATAGTTAACTATTTTAATACCTAAATCTTTTGCTTTTTCCACCTTATGCTCTGTTGGTTTATCTCCAATAACTAAATAAGAAACAGTAGGACCAACACTATTTACAACAAGTATTCCATATTCATCATCTAATTTTCTTGCAAGTTCATCTCTTTTAATATCAACTAGATTACCAGTTACACAAACTTTCATACCAGCAAGTTTAGAATTTGATTTCTTTTTAGATAAGTTAATACCTAATTCTTCAAATTCTCTCATCATTTTAACATTATCTTCATTTTCAAAGTAACTGATTAGAGACTCACCTGCAACTACTCCACCTAAAGCTTTATGTATTCTATCAAATGATTTATTTTTAATAAGTGTCATAAGTTCATCAAATGAATCTATTTCTGAAACTAACTTCTTTGCTGCTGTATTTCCTATAAGGTTTATTCCTATACTTCCAAGTAAATCAACATAGCTTATATTCTTTATGGATTCATCAATACTTTTTATTATATTCTCTACTGTTTTATCAGAGTAACCATCCCAAGTTAAGAGTATATGAGATTTATTCTTAAGTTTAAATATATCTATAAATGATTTAATAAGTCCTTCATTCATACAGTCTCTTAATATTGCAGGACCTATTCCATTTATATTACATCCATCTCTTGATACAAAGTATTTAAATTCTTCAAGCTTTCTATCAAAACATTCAAGATTTTCACATACAAGGTCTTTACCACTCTTTTTAAGAGCTTCTCCACAACAAGGACACTTACTAGGAATATCAATGTCAAATAGACTATTTTCTTTTAAAGCTTTTTCTCTATACTTTTTATTATATCCTGTTATCTTAGGAATAATCTCAGCTGCTTTAACTACTGTTATTTCATCACCTATTTTAAATCTAGTTTCAAGTAAATAGTCAATATTATGAAGTGTTGCATGTGTTACAACTGTTCCATCTATTACAACTGGATAGAAATCTGCAACTGGAGTAATTCTACCTGTTCTTCCAACTTGAAATTCTACTCTTCTTAGTTTTGAAGTTGCTTCTTCTGGTGGAAATTTATATGCAACTGCATAACGAGGAGCTTTAGTTGTAACTCCTAGTCTAAATTGGTCTGCAAAACTATTAATCTTAAATACAAGTCCATCACAAGGGAAGTCTTTACTATCTTTAGATGTATCTCTATTATACAAAAAGTCTTCATATTCCTCAAGTTTAGCTGTAAACATGTAAGGAGTTCTAAAACCTAACTTACCTAACATAGATATTACATCTTTTTCTGAATTAAGATTAAATTTATTTGGATTTACAATTTGGTACATCATACCATCTAAATTTCTTTTTGCTACTACTTTAGGGTCTTTTTGTCTTAAAGTTCCACTTGCTGCATTTCTTGGATTAGCAAATGGTTTTTCTCCTAAAGTTTTATTATTATCTAGAAAAGATTTATAACTCATAAGAATCTCTCCTCTTATAGTTATATCATCTTTTAAAGATATTTCTTTTGGAATAGACTTTATCTGCATTACATTTTGAGTAACATCTTCTCCTGTTTCTCCATCTCCTCTTGATAGTGCCTGCACAAGTTTACCATTTTTATAAGTTAAACTTATGCTACACCCATCAAGCTTTGACTGAATAACTATATCATTTGGAGTTACACCTGATTTATCTATCCAATCTTTAAGTTCTTCAATATTATAGGTATTGCTAAGTGATAACATTGGAACTATATGCTTTACTTTAGTACCTAATACTACACCTGCACCTATAGTATCTCCAACACTGCTTTTAAGCTCTTTATGAGCCTCCTCTACTTGAAGTACAAGTTTCTTAAGTCTATCATACATAAAGTCACTCATAATCTCTTCTGAGTCTATATAATAGCTTTTATTTGCATTCATAATAGCTGCCTGTGCTTTTAAAATTATATCTGTATCTTTTTTACTGATAGTTTTATTTTTACTATAAACTATCTTTTCTAAACCAGCTATAATTTCATTAATTTCTTTAATGTTCATAATAATTCTCCTTTCTTTAATTACGGGATTAAAAAATAAAGCAAAGCTTACTTTATAAATTGATATCATAAAGTAAGCTTCATTATTTTCAAATTATTATATCTAACTAGAGATATATAAGTCCATTTCTTAAACTTATTGTAAGGTCTTCCTTATTTCTAGGAAATGTAGTTTGTTCATGTACAAATTTAGGTTCTTCTAACTTGTATTTAATTTTTAAAGTATCAACTTCACTACATTCAATTAAACATTCCTCATCTTTATTATGTTTACCAAGTAAATAGTAATCTATTAAGTATAGAGATTCAGGAAGTTCATATTTCTTATTAGCAACTCCAGTCATAGGATTCCAAGATATTCCAGACGGATGATGAGCAAAATATGTTATACAATTATATTCTCTTGGGAACATAAAGCTTGTAAAAGCATCACCGTCTTTATCACCTTCTAGACATACTGCAATAGTTATCTCAGTTAGTTTACATACTTCGTGTTCTGTAAGTCCAACTATTTTAAGTCCAACTGCAGACCTTCTGTATATACTTGGTGGACGATAACCAAAACAGAAGTTTACATTATCTTCTATCATATCATCAAGTACTTTATCAAGAAGTTCTTTATCTGCCTTATTAGGTGCATTAGACATCATTCTATTAATAGCTTCTGGTGTAACTCCATGTTTATCAAGATAATCTCTATAATAACCACTTATTTTTTCACCAAATATATTATAAGGCATTATAATCTCATCTGAATATATATTAAGACAAGACTCTAATACCATTCTAGAACTATACGGAACACGTGTTGAACCATATTTCTGTCTAATCTCATCATTCTTATCTTTCATTCCATCAAGTGTCATCTCATGTATTTCATAAGATAACTTTTGAATACTTTTAAGAAGTTGAAATATCTCATAACCTCTTCTTTTCTTTGTAATATAACCGTTTTGTATAAGTTCATCAATACTATCTTCTCTTTTACGAATCTCACGAATTTTATCATTCATAAGCCTATATTTTTGATTAACTTCGTGTGATTCTATTCTTGGTTCTTGATGAAGATTATAAGTAACTCTAAACGGTCTAAAATCCTTACTAAATACAGGAAATTTAGATGTCATAGCTGCATCTATATTAGATAAAAAGTATTCTTGTTTATCTTCCTGTACATATCTTTTAATCCAGTCAATTAAAGTATCTCTGTCTTGTAAATCAAATATATTAACTACTTCTCCTCTATCTTTATCCTTTTCTTTCTTAGATTTTCTAACATGACTAAATGTGTACATATCCTCAAGCATATTAGAAGATGAACCACCACATGATGAAAGTAACTGATATAGATAATGGGGATTAAAGACTTTGTATACTCCTAAATCAAACCATCCTCTTTTACAAAGTCTTATATCTGTGAAAGTCCCACATTTTTCACATCTTAAACCAGCAATTGGAGACTCAAGTTCACCACACTCACAACTGTATCTTTTAATTTGAACTTCTTGAGGGTCTTTATTACTGATTCCATATTTATAAGAATAGATAGATTTAGTATTTAAAAACATACTTTCATTATGTAAATCTGTATAATCTACATCTAGGTCTATAAGAAATCCTTCTTTATTTTCCATGTCTTCAAGAAAGAGTTCTTCAAAGTTTACAAGTTTATGTGTAAGACCAAATGAGACATTAGATTTCTCATCCATGTTCTTTCTGTCAATTATTGCTTTGTCTACTAATTTAAAAAATAAATCTCCATCTTTTCTTATACTATCAATAACATCTGGATAAATTCTGTTAGTGATATTATTCATAACCTCTGCTGCATTAAACATATAACCAACCTCCTATTAAAATGTTACAAAACACTATATTGTGGAACAAAATAGACCTACTCCAGTTAAGGAGTAGGTTTTATCTTTATATAGCTCTATTTGCTCACTCGATGATATATAAGGTTTTTATTTTTTAACCTTAATTGGTACATATGTATCTGTATAGTTTGCACTACTTCCTTCTGGAAATCCATATTTATTTGGAATATTAATATCTAAAGCTTTATGTAATTCAGCTTGTACAGAAGCTACATACATATCAAGCTCTTGTACAAATAATTGAAGTAATTCTTCTTTAATAACCAGTATTGCTGACTGTATATCGTCTTCAGATAGTTTATCAAGTTCACCAAAATCATAAAATATCTTTCCAATTATTTTACCAACACGTCCTAACATTTTAAAAGTCTTTCCATCATCTAATAGCATAAGGTCTTTTTCATTACGAACAGATATTTTAAGTCCAAATTGACCAGATTCTTTAACTTGAAAAACTCCTATCTTTATATCGTCTATTAAATCAACTAAACTATTCCAGTCTCCACTTATATCTGTACATGTATTAATAGGAACTAGCATAACAGGTCCTGTAAATACGTAATTATCATGATTAGGTTTACCTTTAGTTAGAGTATATTTAAATATATCTCTAAATGTATTCTTTCTTATATTAGGTGTTACATGAACTTTAAAATCATATTGATTACAAAACATAACGAAGTCTATACAAGGATAACCAACTGCAAATCTGTGTGACTTACAGTATTCATTAACTTTATTACATGTATCTGTGATTTTATCATAGTAATCACTTAATTCATCTTCAGATAGTTCAACTGCATTCTTATAGTAAACACTCATTTCTTCTTTATTATTTGGGTTTACATCTTTAGGTTTATTTCCAAACTTATTAAATGCCCATCCTACACCCATAATTATAATAGAACCAACTGTAACAGCTCCTAATGATGCAAGGACAGTAGCCATAGACTCATTACCATAATCAAAAAATTCTTCATAACTTGATTTCATATAATCTCTCCTTTAAAATTTTCTCAAAAAAAAATAAAATAAATGGTGTATCTAGAAATAAATCTAAATACACCAAATAATATTATTCAACAGTTGTACTATCAACAGTACCTTCAGTTGGTTTCTTTAAAGTTACATGATAACAGATGTAGCCAGGAATTTCAGTTTCTTCACCAACATAACCTATAAAGAAACTATCAGTAAGTATTCCAGGATAGTTCTTTTTCATTTCTTCAGAGAATACCTTTCTTGCATATTCACCATAGTTTTCAAATTCTTTAAACATATGGTCAACTATGATATGGTGGAAGTCTTCTCCTGGGTCATAATCCTCTCCTTCAACAAATGATTTATCAGCCATATCTCTTAAAGATTTTACAAGAGCTGGGTCAAATACTGTATCTATATCTTTAGAAGATAAATTTATCTCTATTTGAGTATTAATTTCATCACTACCACAGTAAATCTTTACATCCTTATTTTCTTTAGTTACAACTACTTTAGATTTATCTAAGAAATAAGATAGAAGTTGTATATCAACACCAGTTCTTACATATCTATTTGCACATAAAAGTAATTCTCCAGGCATAGATTTTACAAACTTTTCTTTAAGTTCTACTGGTGAGAATACTCTTGATAAGTCAGATTTAATATCTTTATCACATAGTTTACACATAAGTAAGAATAAAGGAAGTTTGTTATTAACTTCTTTTTGAAGTATAGAAGCTGATGATTTGATTGCTCTATCTTCAGCTTTTAAGAATTCATTATATTCTTTAACATCATTAAACTTAATACTATATTTATCATTATAGTTCTTTTCAGATTCAGCTATCTTTTTCTTCATATAATAAGTAATAAGTTTTCCTATTCCTTTAAATAAAGCATATACACCTGCAACAGCAACACCTATTTTAAGATATTTAGAATGTATTATATTTTTAAGTCCTACTTTAAGTGCAACCATAGCTCCAACTCCAGCATCTGATTCAGTTCCTACAAGAGACTCAACTCCTTCAAGATTTTCTATATCTGGAAGTTCAGGCTCTCCCTCAGTATCAGTATCAGGATTTCCATCACCGTCTCCATTATCATCAGGTTTAACAAGATTATCAACTTGATTTAAATTAGAATCATCTTGATTCATAACATCATCTGCTTCTATTTTAGCTATAATATCTCCTCTTACAGTTTCTACTATAGTTTGAAGATTTTCTTCCCCGTCTCCACCTTTGATATCTATATTTAAAATATCAGAAGCAGTTTTTAAAGCATTAGAAGATATCTCAGAAAGTTCAACTCTTGCCCCAATAGCAGATACTTTTTCTAAAGCTTTCATAACTATAAGGTAATCCATAAGACCACCATTATTTCTTATCTCTATTATATTACCAATAGATTCTCCAGCTGGTACAGAAGCAGGTCCTCCTATTGCTGGATTAACTTCTTGTATATTTACATATATAGACGCTTCTGTATTATCATTAATATCAACTATATTATCTGTATAGTATATTTTAGTACCTAAACTTGCTTTAACAGTTAAGATACTATCAATTGCCTCTATTAAATCATCAAATACTTTGAAGCTTATATGTTTTGCAGTATCTAAAAGTCCTCCATTTATTTGAAGACTAGGTCCTACAAGTGCAAGTCCTGATATTAATGTTAAAATATAAGCAAGTTGTAATCCTTCATATACAAAAGGACTAGTTTCATTACCTGCAAGTTTGCTCATTATTTGTCTTTTATCAAGTAAATCTCTAAATGCTTTAATTTTATCAACTACTTCATCATCTGAGAAACATTTAGATATAATTTCTTCTGCTGGTTCTATAAACCTAACTTGATAGTCATTTGCAGAGAAGTTACCAGTTCTTTCTATCATTCCACTTCCAAGTACACTATCCATATTAGTAACATATGCATTAATATGAGAACCAGATAGTTTAACAAGATTAGCACTTCTTGCTTCTTCTTTAACTACTTCTTCATCAGCAGTAAGTTTTTCTTCAGTTTCATATTCTGTTTCAGTAGTTTCTTCTTCATTATTAGGTTCTTCTTCTGAATTCAGTTCAGGGTCTCTATCATCATTTCCATCTTCAAAATCAACAGCTCCTATATTAAATGCATCTTCTTCATAATCATAGTTTTCGTTTGTATCTGTTTCATTACGTAGTATTTCTTCATCTACATCATCTTCAGCTTCAGTACCTACAAACATATTTCTATATTTTTTAACTTTTTGCCAAGTATTCATACATCTCCTCCATTATTGAATTAATCTATTTGCTCTAACCATATCTCCTATAACTTTTTCATACTTATCTCTTTCTGAGTTAAGTTCAGAAACTGACCTTCTTGTAAATACACTATCTTGAAGTAAACTTACTAAGAAAGTATCTGAGTTAGCATCAAAGAAACTTATAGAAAGTAGTGGATATTTAGCATATAATGTTTTTACATAACTAGGATTTAATATATTAAGTCCATTATCATTTAAAAGCTCTCTTATTTCATCACTTAAAAGCATAGCTACAAACGGTTTATCTATAGACTTAACAGCATTAAGCATAGATTCTAATGTTTTAACTACTGCAGGTGATGCATCTGATTGAGAGTTTTTATTTCTTAAGAAAGATAAAGTTACAACATTTTTAACTTTTTGCCATAAAGTATTAGCTGTTTTAACTTCAGCAACAGAATTCTTATGTTTTACAAAGAATGCAACTGTTTCTTCTTTAGTTATAGTCTTAGCAATACATCTAATACCTATTTGCATTTTCTTCTTTTCAAGTTTATTACCATTTTTAACTAGGCATTCAACTGTTATAAATGTAGGAAGTCCACTTCTTCCAGTTTTAATAAATACTTCATTATCTCCTTCCATTCCAGGAGTTGCTAAATAGTCTCCGTAGTACTCTTGTATACTTTCTAAGAATACAGAAACTGCATTAGAACCAGTAGTACTCATCATACCTTCTTTTTCTTTTATTATTCTTCCTGTTACGTCTGACAAAGCAGCTATTGATTTAGACACTTTAACCTTATCATTTGATGTTAAGAAAGGTAGTGTTTTCATTATTCTTTGAACATCTCCTGAACCATTTCTAGTTCTTCCATCAAGTGTAGATTTTATAATCATACCATATAAAACTTCAAGACATCCACAATAATCATCTCTTATACCTTTAGGTATATCATCTGAAACCACAACAGGTATAGTAACTACTGTATCCTGAACTCCACTAAATGTATTATCAAAGTAGTTTATTACATTTGATATAGCTGGAACTACAAGTGATGTTGCAACTGCTGTAATACCTGCAACTGTTAAAGCAATGGCTACATCTGTTGCAAATCTATTACCATCAACTTGGAAATCTTCAAATCCTTTCACATCTTGAAGTCCTTCTAGTCTATCACCTTCATAATCTAAAGGTTCTAGACTTTCAGTAGCTGTTTGTAGAAACTTAACAAGATTTTCATCTGCTTTAGTTCTATCTATCATAAATTCCTCCTTCTTACTAAGGTAAATCCTTAGCTTATTTTTATTATTAAAATACTAGGTTTTGTTTTTAACTTGGCGAAAAAAAAAAGAAATAAGACCTAGGTAGAAATTTAATCCTACCTAGGTATTTATTTATACAAGAACCAAATTATTAAAATCAGCAAGTATTGTGTTAAGTTCTACAAATATCTCTTGATTGTCTATAAGAGACTTAGCATGTATTTTCCATACTCCAGTTGGTTCTTTAAGTTGTGTGAATTTAGCATCTAAAACTACTTTAGAAGTAGAACCATCCATTTCACGTTCTATTAGTTTATAAATGTTTTCAGCATCATCCCATTCAATTATATTAGCTATATTCATACCATCTGGAAGATAATGAATTGATTTTATAAGTTTACTACTTGTATCTTCTGTATCTTCTGGTTTAAATAGAATTATTCCTTCCATATACATTTTAAACTTATTTCTTAAGTATTTAAAATCACATCTTACGTATCCATTACCCATTTGAGTATAGATATAAACAGCTGTCGGATTACCAACATAGCTTGTATCTACATCATGACCTACTGTAAATGCCTCTATCTTTTCAATAAAGTTATTTTTATAATAAAACTTAAGTTTCTTTTCACCATTAGCTGGATTAAATATAGTTATAGTATTTATTACACTTACACCATTTATATTACTAGTATCATATTCTATCTCCATAGTATCAAAACTTGCATCTTTTCTTTTATATCTTTCAGATTTGCTCATTCTTTTTCTCCTTCATCTTATCTATAAAGTCATTATACCAATCCATCATAGAATTCATATCATATAGTTTAGAATACTTATCCATAAACTCTTTATATGGATGTTCTAAATCTCCCATTATCTCAACCATGTGTTTTGATATGTATCTATTTGATTTTCGTATTCCAACACCTTTATAACCATAGTACTCATCTCTATCATCACCACATAAAGTAACATAGTATTTAAATAGATACGGAGTTATTATAGTCTCATCAGCACCTAAAGGAAACTCACGTCTTTCATCAAATAAATTATAGTACTTCTTACCATCAAATACTGATAAATTATTTGATTTAATAGAATGCATAACCACATCTTTTGATACAACTACTGCTGGAATCTTACTATTTCCTTCCATTTTCTGTATATACATAGAAGCATGAGCTCCATGTATATTTATAACTTTAAGATTTTTAATATCAGAATTAGCTTTTTTAATATTTACTATAAGTGATTTAAGAAACTGAGATTTATTAAAATCAACCCTTTCATCTCTTTCTTTACACCATCCTTCGTAAATACTTCTATGATAAATTGAACTTTTTGTATAGTATATAAATATAAGTTGAGTTCCTTTCTCTAGATATTTTGCTATAAAGTCTTCAACTATAGGACTTATCTGATCAACTATTCTCTCATCATTAACATTTTCATTTCTAAATAGTACAGATACTGTATGATTTAAGTCAATATAGATTCTTTTAGCATCTGTTTCAAGTGAAAACATTGATTTAAATATTTCATATGTAAGTACTGAGAAATAACTACTTTCTAGCACTCTTTTATTTAAGTCAGTCATAGTTATCACCTAACTTAAAAGTGAATTCAATTTCTCAAGTATTTGATTAGATAAATCATAGTATATTTTATCTGTTTTACTAAGAGTACTCACATCCACTATATCAAAGTTTTTAAGTCTAAATACTCTTTCTATACATGTTTCAAGTGTAGCAAGTTGATTTCTAAAACTTTTATGTGCATCAAGTTCTTCCTTTATACTCACTATATCAAATTCTGGTTCATTAAGTATATTATTAAGTGCATTATTAGGAACACTCCATTTATCTAAATATGTAATAGTCCAAAGTATATAAATATCCAAATCAGAGCTTATCTTAAGTATAGATGCTTTTGACCTATCCTGAACTAAGTTTATAAGTCTATCAAGTCCCCCATCTTTAAGCATCATTAAATTAGTCTTCATTTCCCTTACCTCCATAAATAAAATCTTCTACATAATCTATAAGTACTCCAAGTAAAGGATGCATAATACCATTTTGAGTTAGATATCTAATATTATTTATTACTCTAACATATTTAGAGATAAATCTTTCATTTCTATATTCATCATCATTTACTATCTTCAAATCATCTTCTACAAGTGGTCTTAAGATACTGTCTAAACCTACCATATAAAGTTCATAACCTCTATAGTCTTCTTCATCTAGTAGTTTACCCATAGTATCCTCTATTTGTACAAGAGTATTATAAAGTGATGATATTCTAACTATATGCATCTTTATCCTCCTTTAAAATTTTGGTTAAAAAAATATAAAACCCCCTGTCTCTTTTATGAAACAAGGGGTTTATTTATTAGATATGTAGAATATATCCTACTTTATCATCTTGAGTTATGATACTTGCTTTTAAACCAAATATAGATTCAGTTATAATTTTAGCAAATAAAACTCTTGTATCTACAAGTAAGTAAGGAACATCATCAACTAAGTATGCCATTACTATATCTTGAGGGATAAGTGATTTAAATACACTTCTAATCTTTTTAATATCAACAGATAATACTTTTTCTTGTGCTCCTACAAAAGCATTCATAAATGGATTTTTGTATGAATTATCAACTTGTTCATATGTAGCTGGTATTCTAATCATAGGAATAGTTTCCATAATACTCTCAGCTCTTCCATTTATATAGTCTTTTTTGATAACTGGATTATGTCCGTCATCTTCTTTAAAGATTGGAGCTGCTTGAATAAACTTTACTTCTGCATCTGGGTCTAAGTGTTTAAGAACTTTTTCTTTTATAACTTCAGCTGCTCTTTCAGTTGTACAAGATAAGTTTACAGCTACAAAGTTTGATCTATCTGCTAAGAATTGCATATCTTTTGGCATTTCTTTAAATCCAAATAAGTAGAAGATAGTATCATTTTTGTATTCTACTTTTGATAAAGTAACATGTTTTTCAATATCAAGCTTATTATCTTTTGCTCCTCCAGTTAAGTATTCTTTAAGTAAGATATTAGAAATAATTTCATCAATTCCTAAAACCAATACAAGTGTATTACCTCTTGTACATACAGTTTTATAATTTGGATGTAATATAACCTTAACTTCATCTGTAAGTATACTCATATCAACCATAGATATAGGAGTATATCCATTAAAATCAGTTACAGTTTCCAATACTTCTTTCTTTAAGCATTTATCAAGTTTTAACTCAGCTACAAATGTTTTATATGATTCATCATATTCAACTGCTTTAACTATGTTAAATCTTGATTTTACTGCTCTTTCTATATCTTTAGTAGTTGATTGTAAAGATATAAATGATACTAAGTCAAGTGGGATATTAATAGTAGTGTCTGTTGCATCTTCTAAATTTCCCATAAATTTAACATCTGGTTGAGTTACAACTAAAGTTTTCTTAAATGGATTTATTGGAGTTTCGTCTCCATATTTAACAAAATCTCTACTATTAGGTTTCTTAGTAGAAGTTTCATTAAGTCCAGTTATAATAACTTTAGGTGTTTCAATTTTACCAATGTCTGCCTTTGGTATAGTAACACCTTTCTTATCGGCTTTAATTTCTGGTGCTCCATTACCTTCTTTTACCTTTTTGATTTCCTTTACTTCTTTCTTGCTCATTTGTTACTCCTCCTTCATCGTGTAACTAGGTTTATAATATTTTATTAAAAGGTATAATATTCCTTTTAATTGACCTAATGTTGTAGGTAATTTTATAGTCTACTTACCTTTTAATTTCAAGTTATTATATATAAGGATAGCAAGATAAGTTTAGTGAAATGTAAATATCTTTAGATAAAGCAAACTCAGCTAAGAATAACTTATTATCATCATTCATTCTATTTACTATTATATCAATAAGCTCTTCATTATAGTTAGAATACAACTTAAATCTATTCATATTAAATAAACGCAAGAAGAACTGATAATCTTCAAGTTCTAATGTATTCATTATATCATTCATATGTATTACTTCGTGTTTAAATAAATAATAGAATTCATTTGGAAATTCTTCTCCTTCTTCTCCGTCAAAATTAAGATAATTAAATAACATAAGTCCACTATCTAGATTTGACAGATTAGATGTAAACCAAGTAGCATAATCTTCATATGCATTTACCATCTCTAAATTTCTGGGTTTCTCACTGCTGTAAGCATTAACTGCTTCATTTAGTTTTTCTAAATACATAATATTAGCATCCAGAACTATTCTTTTAGAAACATAATTAAATACATGTTCAAATAACTCCTTATCTTTAGGAATAGATTTAATATCTTTAATTACTCTAAACTTCTTACCTTTATCTATAAGTTTATACTCTACCCTTTGATTAAGATATATAAAAAGCTCAAGTATTCTAGTTTCTTCAGACATATAAATCTCAAGCAATTTATCTATCCAAAAGAAATCGTATCTTTCTTTACATATACATAAAAGATTACAAAAGTCAATTGGGTCAAAAAGTCCCAAATCAATATATGTCATAACAAGAGTAGGGCTCATAAGAGAATAATCTTGCATTATTATATTAGATATAATTCTACTATCTATTCCTTGTATTTGAAGCAAACTAATAGTGTAATTATAGACATCATACATGCCTTTTTCTACGAGTGTTTTAAATAAACATAGTAAATAACTATTTACAAGATAGTCTTTATCAAATGAGTTTTTATATTTAGGTCTTAATGCAAATGACTCTATCTCTAATTTAGGTATTATATCACTCAGTACTTGCTCATATTTACCATTTTCTATCTTATCTATAGTGTATTTAGTTATGAATTCCCAAATTGCTCTATAATACTTCTTCGCTTGATAATCAAAACTCATAAGTTCATTTATATCAACTTCATTTTGAGTAATAAAAAACATTGCTGCATCTTCAGGTCTTTTAAGTCTATAAAATTCTCTAAAGATATGTTTTATTTCATCTTTAAATATAACATCCAATTAATATCACCTCTCTTGTAATAGGAATGTATTTATTTTCTTATTTTCTTCTGTTTGCTTAAATGATATAAGTTTTCCAAGTTTCTCTATACCATGATAGTTTAAAACCTTTACTCCATTTTGAAGTAGGAATTCTTCTGATAAATCATATGGTTCACGTATATCATTGAATGCATATATTAGATACTGAAGTACAGTAGAACCATATATTACTTTTGCAAGAAGTCCTGGCTTATATGCAAAGTCAGATACTACTTCCTCTGGTATAGTTACAAATGATGTCCATTCTGGCTCATCTAAATATCTTATGTATTGATTAAATACATTTATATTAAAGAAATCATAGTATACGTCAAAATGCTGTTTACTCCAAGGTATTATATCATAATATTCTTGTGCAAATCTATTATCTAATATATCAAGTACAGTTTTAGGTTCTTTAGGAGCATTATCTCCAACTGGTTGAAGACCACTTCCTCTTAAAAGCTTTCTTAAATTAGTAAAACTCTTAACCATTTATTATGCCTCCTTTTCTGCAGGATTTTTATCTCCATCTTTAGAAGTATCTTTAATTTCCACATTTTGTCCATTTTGAATTTCATGTTCTGTTCTTGGTGTAACATCTGGAATACAAGTTATTACAAACTTATTAGGAGCTCCTATAATAAATGTACCATAAAGGATATCACCTTTTTTAAGTACTTTATTATTAATATTCTCTAAATCAACCTGTTCCATCATATAGAAATTAAGTCCAGTCCAAGTAAGTTTCTTTTGTTTTATTCCTTTTCTTTTATGTGTTCCAGTAGTTTCATGAGTATGTGAACCACAACCAGCTGGTGTAGTAGGTCCACTATATGTACCTGTATCACTTTCAATTGCTCCAGTTTCAGCTGTTAGCTTCTTAATAGTTCCATGTTTTACAAATCCATCTATTCTATGTGCATGCCAAGTAAGATTTTCTGCAACTATAGTAGTTGCAACATTATACTCTTTAAGTTTATCCTTATCTCTTGCAGTAAAATCTTTATTAAGCACAACTTCCTTATCTATTGGTAGTTTAGCCTTTCCTAATGGGTCTTCTACTGGTTTATCTGGAGTTATGGCCTTTTCTACTATACCTCCCATAAGTGCAGGTATAGTTACTACAAAGTACTTATTTGTAATTCTAGCACTAGGTTCTGCAAGTACAGCAAGATAAAGTCCAGGAAATACTCCAAGATTCATCCAATTGGTTTTCATGTCTATTACCTCCTTAAAATTATAAAAATAACGGAAAATTTGTTTTTACCTACCTTATAATAAACAAACATTTAATATGTAAAACGAATTAAGGAGGGTAATATGATAAATAAAATTGATAAAGTATTTTATCACAAAAGAACTGAATGTTTATCTGTTCCTTGGAATATAACTGCTAAGAAGATAATTTCTGATGTAATAGTTCTTGTATCTAAGAACATGAGATTTAATATAAATGAAGTTAATGATTTTGGAACTATTCGTATATGTGGACTTCTTACAGGTATAACTAAACAGGAAAAGATAGTAATAAAGACTGATGAATTTGAGGATTTTAATCCAGGTAAAGATATAGAAGTATCACTGTTTCCTGTATGGGAGTTTGCTATATTTGATATAGAATCAAAATACGCAGATAAAATGGTTAAGAACTTTGATTTTTATGTAATAGGTTCTATAAACTGCATTGATTCATCTATTATAGATAATCTAAGAAATGTATTCCCATGGCAAAGTTTTATGTTATATGGAGATACATTCCTTGATAATCCAGAATATGATAATAGTACAGCTAAGTTTTTAACTAATGTATCTTATGAACTTAGAGATAATTTTGATTTTAATAAAATATCTCAAATAAAAAAGATAAATATAGCACTAGCAAGACTTAGGTCAGATGATGTATCTGTATTTAATAAAATATCTGTATCTAATATAGTAGATATTTCTAAGTGTAGTAATATTGACTTAAATGATATTATGTATTATTTAGAAGACAAAGATAGATTTATTTGTGTGCCAAGAAGAATATATTCATCTATTATAAATGAACTTTGGTATAATAAAGGTAAACCAACTGACTTAACACCACAAATAGGAGATACATTCTATGTAAAATATCCTTATGTATGTGAAGTAGGTCGTGATATAGTAACTATAGAACCTATGAATACTATTAAAATAATGGAAATAGGTACTGAACCATTAATGGTTGATAATCATGAATGTTATGAATGTAATATCAAGGTATTCGATAGAGATGGAAATGAGCTTTATTATTTAGGTAAAGTTATTATAGATTTTAGTGATTACTTACTTAACTTTAGTAATGATAACTATGAATATGATAATACTGAAGAATTTGAATATGTAAGTAATTTACTAAATGATGGTAAATTTATAAATCTTGGAAACGAAGTAATGTGTATTCAACCTTTTAGAGTAATAATACCAGAGCTTACTAAGTATTTTACTTGTAAAAAGATTGCTGCTTATATAGAGTTCGTTGAAAGACATTACGGAGTAAGAAGTGATAGTAACTGGTATAAATATGTTTGTAATGCAACTGAAGAAATAGTAATAAAATATACTGATGAGTTTATTTAAGGAGGAATAATGAAAAAGATTGTGTATAAAGATAAGTTTGGAAAAGAACATTTTACAGATGAACATGGAGTTTTGGTTATGCTTGAAATGTTTAAAGGTAAATACTATATGTGGGATGGGTATTTCTCTGCTCTATATGACATAAATAATATGGGACATGAAATATCTACAAAATTTGAGGATTCTAAAACATATAAAGATGTTATGGATGATTACAAAAGAAAGAGTCTGTCTAATATAGGTGTAAATACAAGACTTGATTATCTAGTATTTATAAGAAACTATAGATATACAGATGATTATTTTGTAGATTTTAAAACAGAAACTCTATTTAGAATAATTAGTAGAGAAGTACTTAATGAAATAGGTTATGACACTGAAGATTTGACACCTGAACTTAGTGCTGTTTTATGGAAAGAATATTATTTTGCAAAATATGAGGAGGAAGAAAATTGGGGAAAGATTTAGGAATGTTAGGACTTGCAGCAGTTGTTGTATTTGGGATTTGGAAAGCATTTGATTTAACTGATAAATGGTTAGAACAAAAGGAATTTGAAAAACTTGATAGAAAGATTAAGTTTTTAGAAGAAAGAGGATTTTCTAGAAGAGAAATATCTAGAATGGTTGGTATTCCTTATAATGAATTTGGAGTAGTTGAAGATGAAGTAGTTAATCTTTAAATAAGAAAAAAAAGAAACCCTGGAATAAACTAGGGTTTCTTTTTATATTTATTTTTTTTACATTTTATAGATTATTTACATACTCAAGAGCGTATTCAAAAGCATCATCATATTCATCATACTCAAATTCACCACTCTTGATTTCATTTATAAGTATTTCACTATTATGTTTATTAAAGAACTTCTCAGCCCATATATCATACAAGTACCCATTGACTATATATAAATCACTTGCATAATTACTCATATCTTCAATTTCATAATCTTTAAATATATAAAGGTTATCATAATCCTTAACTACAAATAAATTAGGAGTATCCTTATTATCAAGATATTCTCCCATAACTTCACATAGATGTTCCTCATATTTTGGTTGGTCCATTGTAAACTTTTTATCATATCTTAATGAACAGATATGCACATTTGGGTCAAGTACAGTAAATGACGGTACTGTAACCTTATCAATTATAAAAATGTTTAATATTTCATTATCATACATATATTCCTTTATTCTATCTACACTTACTTTCATTTTTAATCCTCCTATTAAATACAAAGTTCTTCTTCTTCCTCAACTAAACCATTATCTCTCATATACTTTTCATACTCAGAATAAGTCATTTTAACTATCCTCCCACTACCATAAGGATATTCTATTTCCTTAAAATACTGAACTTCAAGTTGAGATGCTTCCATAATAATTTTAGTAACTGTTGCACCTACTACAAAACCTAAACCAAATAGGAAAACCTTTTCTCCAATTCCCATCAATATTTCACCTCACCATCTACTAAAAGTCTTCCATTTTTAACAGAAGCTGTATAAATGTATTTAGCACCATCTTCATAAGACACCACAAAGTTATTACCATCTGTATAAGCTGCTGTTATTTCTGGTATCCCTCCAGATGTTTGCAAATCATTATAACCTAATACATCAAACTCTAGTCCATTATCATCTATTAAAGCATAGAATGGATATTTAGTTCCTCTATAAGTTAAAAGTAATACTATCATTTGAGTACTATCATCTACATCCCAAAGAAGCACTGGGTCTTTAACATTTATAGTAAAGTTATTTGCAGGTAACTTATAAGGATTAGTTCTTTTATCACGAGCTATTTCCTCTATTATATCATAAGTTACAACATCGTCTCCATTAAATAACACTGCAAATACGCCATATTCATTAAAGTATACTGAACCTACACCACCATCTGAGAAAGCAGTTTTAAAATCATGCGGCTCATCAACATTTTCATTTCTATTTATATAAATAACACCTGGTTCATCTGGTCTTTGATAACTATCTTTCATCTTTTGTTTACTTTCTTTATCTTTAGAAGAAGCTATGAGTTCTTTTTGTGATAAAGTTTTATTTGAATTGCCAGTTGTATTACCACCATTTTCTCCACAACCAATTATAAATATTGCCACCATTACAGTTATTAATCTCATTAAATTTTTCATATTATTTTCCTCCTCTTAGTACTTTGCTTTGTAATTTTGCTAATTTTTCATTATATTCTTCTTTACAGTTTAAATCTTTTAATATCTCTTCTCTAACATCTGAAATTTCTTTTTGAGTCACTCTAATTCCATCTAAGATTCTTAAATGTTTTTGCCAGAACTCACTTGCCTCTTCTTTTGACATACTATCTATATCAGTTTCTAATATAGAATTTATGTCGTTCGTTAATACTTCCTTTACATCAATAAATAACATTTAAATCACTCTCCTTTTTTATAATATTATAAACACAAGGCTACTTTTCCAAGTAGCCCTATGAGTAAAACTGCACAAATCATACCAAACATAATAAACCTCCTAATATCTAATATACGAATGTTTAATTAATCTCTTATTATCAGGACCTCTTATTATAGTCTGCCTATAACCACCAACATAACTGGTATCATAATTTTCTATGGTGCAATAGACATTAAACTCACAGTCATCAGTCTGATACTCATCTATTTCTTCTACAAACTTATCAAGAACACATTTAAGATTTTTAAATCTAAAGTTCTCAGCCAGTATAAATGTGTGTTCATCTTTTACATCTATATACTCAGGTGATTTTGGTGGTTCAGGATATTCCATAATAAGTATATCTCTACTATTGAAATCCTTTGCTAACATAAGCACAAGTTCATTAAATGCTTTATCATTTAATGTGTTCTTCTTTAAAGTAAATTGAACTATCATTTACTTCACCTCCTTATCTATAATATGGTTTTATATATTCAAAAGCTGTTGTAGGTGATTCATAAGCAATAGTATTATCACTATCATACACCCAGTTGCCATTTTCTCCTCTTTTACCAGTCATAGAAACTTCCATAAAATCATCTATATTAAATTTAAGGATTCTATCTCCGTTTTTATTACTTTCAACTCTAGTCTTCATATGACTGTATAAATCTTCAGTTTCCCAGTTATTTTCTTTAACTAGAACTTCAAACCCTCTAGGATTAGCTTCGTACATTTCAAGTGCTGCTCTATCTATTGCTTCATCTTCTGAGAATGTAACAACTTCTTTCTTCGGAAGCTCTTCTATTACTCTTTCACGATTTCTTTCTGGAGAATGGTTATCATGATAGTAAATATCTTCATCATAATAATCTTCACATTCTCTACGATAATCTCTTTTTCTTCTAGGTTGACCATTACCACTACCATCTATTTCTTCTAGAGTTCTTGCATTATAAACTCTACCTTGCCAGTCAGTAATGTAAATTCTTTTGTCTGGATTATCGTTTATGTACTTAGGTACATCTTTGAAAGATATTGGTTTGACTTGTGGTTTTTTACCCCATTCGTCATACTCACAAACTTCTTGAACACCTGCTGTAAGTTTAGCTGTTTCCCAAGCTTTCTTTACTGTTGGTTTGAAAAATTCCCAAACCCATTTAACTGCATCTACTACACAATCTACAATCATACCAAATAGTCCTAACATCTCTATCTCACCTCCTTTCTCACGTGCTAATTTATTTGATTTGATTCAAGTAATAATATGTAATCTTTTATTATTTAGAAATGCGGAAAAAATAAGAAAATAATCCAATCTACAAGTATTATCTCATAGATTGGATTTAGTATTTACTAGTCAAATATCTTATTAAACTCTCTTGCATACCACATTCTTCTTATTTCTTTTACTATCTTCTTTTCATTATTTGCATCATTTATCTCTTTAGTTGTATAAAGTGTTCTTATTACTCTACATAATATATCTCTTGTATCTCCAGATTTAAGTTTTCTATATGTAGTAAGTCCCATATATATTTCTAAGAACTTATTTTCTATATTAATTACAACTTCTTTTGGAGTTATCTCTACAAGTTCTATAATACCTTTAATAGTATCAAGCATGTTAGTAAACTCACTGTCTTCATCTTTTATATCTTTTTCATCAACAGAACCTATATACTTTTTTACAAATGAAGCAAATGCAGCTAAGAAATCAGAAACTTCAACTATAACATGAAATCTTGTGAATTCATCTTTACTTTGCTTCCATGCTTTTAAAGCATCTCTACTTTCTTCAAACTCTTCATAAACTTTATCAACTTGCCATTTCTTGTCATTCTTACCAAACCATTCATCAAGAACAGCTAAAACTTTAACCATGCTACTACTAAGTTCTTCATTTGACTTTCCATCAAACATATATTCATTTACAAAATACTCAATAACTTTCGTTCTAGACGAGTTCTTAATCTCTTCTCTAGTCAATTAAATCACTCCTTAATTTGCTGAAATAAAATAAAGTAAACCCGAATAACATATAAATGTTATTCGGGAATACTATTATATTATTTATAAGTTTTATCCTGCAAGTTTTGCAAATACATCGTTAACATTGATTTCTTCAACCATAGTTAACCAAGTATTTTTAACTGCACCAAATATACCAGAATCTATTACGATATGGTTTCTATATTTAGCAAGTAAAGAGTGACATATTTCATTAACTTTTACGTTAGAAATATCAACTATGTTTGCAGTAAACTTAAGTTCTATTTCTGGTACTCCAGGGTTTGAAGCATCAGCATCAAATAAGTTAAATGGAGCACTTAATGGAACCATTAAGAATATTAAGCATCCGTAATCAACTCTTGTATAAGTCTTATCAGGTTTTATGTAAGCCATTCCACCTGAGTGAGAATAGTTGTTAAATGGTATACCAGTATCATTATAGTGAGCTCCTCTTGAGTTAGGGTCAGAGATTGCTCCCATCCAGTGTGCTGTAAATCTAGTTATAAAGTAACCAGCAAGTTCAGCAGGTATTTGGAAACTTAGTTCAGTGGTTGGATTTGATTGGTTAGTAAACATAGGTAAATTTAAGAAGTTATTCTTAAATGTAGGTTTACTAACATCAAGAGTTGGGTCTTGGAACCCAGTTACTGCTCTTGTAGTTTCTGTTATATATCTGAAATATCCTTTTACAGCTTCCCTCAGTAAGTTATTACCCGAGAACATATAAATTTCTGGATATATAGTTGTAAGTAGTATGAATTGTGACCTATCAACAAATGTCATACCTATTTGGTTTCTTTTTCCATAGTCAAACTGTTCACCAGATATAACTACGTTTCTACCCTTTCCAGGTGTCATCATATATTGCAAGAATAAAGACCCATCATAAATGGTCTTCATTGCAGCAACTCCACTTTGTGTAGAGTAAGTAGCTCCTGCCATATTAAATCAATCCTCCTTTATTATTCATCACTTGGTAATGCTTCCATTTGAAGTCTACTATGTCTTGAGAAAGTATGAGTTGTAATACCTATAGTACACAAAACTACGTCTCTGTTAATTTCTTTTTCATGTGTAGATCTTCCCATAGCAATATCAATTTTATTATTAAAGTGTCTAGCATAGTAAGATATAGCTTTTGCTATCTTTTCTTTAAGTTCAAGCAAGTTATCAGCAGTTAAGTTCATAATCTTATTATCTCTTAAAGTAATATAAGCATAGCAAGTAATATATCCAAATTGAATCATTGAACCTAAGTTCTTAAGTCCTGATTTCTTTCCATCTAAAACAGTATGGTCTTCACCTAAGTAGAACTGTCTGTCTGATTTTTGTACTAAATAGTTAATACTATTTTTAGCAAGTGCTTCTTTTTCAAGAGATGTCTTAGGAATACATCTTGCTGAACCAGGTTCCCATCCAACTACTTTAGACCAAGAATCTGATGCAAATGAGTCAGATACTCCAGTTACTAGATAAGAAAGTAAACTTGAACCAGTAACCCAGCTAAATGTAGGAGACCAGTTTACAGGAACATCTGTATCTGGGTCTATATAAGTTCCATAACCTACAAGAGCCCAAGTGTTTGTATTACTTGCAAGACCAGATCTAGATATTTGCCATTTTTCTTTCCATCCAATTATAGATGTAATAGAGTTGAATTCTTTTATAGGTTCAGGAGTTCTTATGTATACACAATCAGGTCTTGAACCTTCAAAACTTATTCTTCCTTCTTGATATCTTACAAATTGGTCCATTGCTTCTTGTACTTTAAATGGATATCCTTCCCCAAGCATAATAAATGCAGGTCTTATTGCAGGGTCAAGTAAGTCTTTATCTATAATATCAGCACCATTATAACATTCTATAAATAAGTCTTGTAATATCTTAGTCTTTGGTGCTTGTATAGTTCCAGTTCCACTTGGATTTGGTATCATAAGTGGTTTTATTGGGTTTTGAGTTGTATCCATTGGTTGATAATCAATATCCCAATCCCAGTGATTATCTCTTAAGTGATTTATAAGCTCTCCACTTGTACCATTTGCAAACTGAATGTTTGGACTCATGAAGTATCCATTCATTATAGTTAAATCTCCCCATTTCTTATTCATAGGGTTAGTTCTTGCAAATGGAGAATCGTTTAAATCATCAGGATTTATTTTAAATCTTTTGAATATACTAAATTGGTCAATTATCATTTTATGAAATTCTGAACCAGGAGTTTGAGATTCAAAAGTAAAGCTAGGAATATGAGCTTTTATTGCTCCTTCTATTTCAGCCTTTAATTTTCTTTCTACTTCTTGCATTCCTTTTACGAATAACATAGCATGTTTTCTTTCATGTGTTATAGGATAGAACATTTGTATATGCTCTACATTAGTTAACACTTCTTTACATGTTTTTAAAGCATTTGACCCGAATATATAAGATGCCTTAGTTGTAGGGTCAGTATAATCATAGTTGCAGAAGTTAAATTCATACATTTTTTCTCCAGCATCCATAATAGATAACTTTTGAATCATTGGTTTTCCTTTATCTAAATCATCTTCAGATACAGAATTTTGAAGAATTGCTTTATACTTATTTGCATAAGCATGTCTTCCATTGAATATTAATCCATAAAGAATAATATTACCAAAATCATCATTATGAATACTATCTCCTGCTTCCATATTAAACTTATTAGATTCAGGTTTTAGCTCTAAGAAAGAGTTAATATCTGTGTTCTTTCCAATTCCTTTTATTGAACTTGCTTTAAATCCAATATCCCAAGTACTGAATTCGCATTCGTATGTTGTCTCACCTGGGTCAATATCATCTCTTAAATCAAAAGATGATTTAATAGTTGCATCTTGAGCAGGGTCACCTGTTAACCATTTGAATGCAAGTAAGTTAGGATTTGATTGTAACTTGTGAACTAAGAATTTCTTTTTAGCAGCAGCCTTTTTAAATTCAAATTCAACCGTAAAGTTAGCATGTGTTGCAACAGGGTCGGCAACGTTTACATGTATAACTCCCCAACCTGCTTTAAGTGCTCCTTCTATAAGTGATGGATTTGGACCATAAAGTCTAGGGTTTGGACTAGGGAATAACTTTTTATATAGTTTATAGGCATTATTTCCTGTGAAGTGAATACTTTTATCTGTAATTCCTTGTGGGAAATAAGTTACTAGATACAAGTTATAACCTTGAATTAGAGGATATTCCTCATCTCTTATGCTTTTGTCAATTCTTGTTAACACCGTAGATGATTCAACAGACGCATTGAACGGACTTGTTATAAGTGGTGTTGAGTAAGAAAAGTTGTCTAGTTTCATATTTACTATTCCTCCTTTGGTATTTTATATCTGTCTATAATAGATAGACAATTTTAAACATCGACGATTGTTTTTGACCAAATGAAGTAATCTTACCTTTTAATATGAGAATTAAAAACAAAATTCCAAGTGAATGAGGTAAATATTACCTTAAATTAATAAAGGAGGAAGTACAATGAAAACACTATTTAGCGGGAACTATATAGCTAAGACATGGTTAGAAGACAGACTACATGAAAGAGAGGATAATCCTGTAAGTCTTTATACTGAAAAGTCTGCATCTAACTTCTTTAGAATGGACGATAATGTTACTATTAATGCTCTTGATGATGTAATTGAAAGTTCTAAACTTGTATATGGACCATATGGTGGATGGTATGGAGAATCTATTGGAAGCATTGAACTTCAAGATGTTTCTGATGATATGATATTTGCAAAATCAAAGGATGGTCATAGCTATCTTATGGCACAAAGATATGACCACACAGTAGATGATGCTATCCTTACTATGATAAAGCAATACACTAAGTTTATATCTGAGTTTAGAAATACTAAGTCAAGTAAAGATGGTACAACTTCTCTTGCTATACTTTCTGCAAGCCTTGCAAAATCAGTGCTTATGGCAAGAGTTAATAATAGGAAAGATAAAGATAAATATATGCAAGTTCCTTTATCTGTTGAAAGTTATATGTTTAATGTATTATCAGAAGAAGGAACTAAACTTGTAGATAAATATAGATATAAAACCTATGAACCATCTACAAGAGAGTATACAGAGAATGGGTTTGAGTATAACTTAAGTGCAATTAAAACTACTGTTGATAATAATCCTTTACTTGTAAATGGATTTGAAGAGCTTATGAAGAAAGTACAGGCTGATGATATAGATGTTACATCTGCATTTATTGGACAAGTTGCACAAAGACGTGGAGATTCTTCGTTTGAAATAGAAGTAAAACAAGGGATAAAAATGAGAGCTGAACCTTTAAATAATGCTTTCTCTTCTTTTTCTGAGAGATTATCACCTGTATTTATACTTCAAGGAAATATATCAGCAGAACATAAGGAAATATTTGAAAGAGCTTTTACTAAATGGCTTAAAACTCTTATAAATCAAGTAAATCCTGTAAATGGAAAATCTTTTTTTGACCCAACTGATGATTATAGACTATTTGGTCAACCAATGTTTTTAATGACAGCACCTAATGGAGTACTTAAAGATATCATATTTGAACTTCATAAAACTGGAATTAAAATAGATAATACTCAAGGCCAATCAGGTGCTAGACTTTCTGTAAAACCACTATTTATGCATTTATATACAGATAATATACTTGCTGATAGATATACAGATATAAAAGAAATACTTGGAGATAATGTAATAGACCTTGGAATGATAGATAAATTTATTGCAACTGAAGCTATCAAAAATGGAGTTAAGTATACTGACCAAGTAAAAGGAACTAAGATAGAGTCTGTACCTGCTGATAAAGTATATGAAGCAGATTTCTATATGTTTCCAACTATAGATTTCTTAGAACTTGTAGCACTTAGACATAAACCACTTAAGTTTACTAAAACTTGGGATGATTATAAAGATTTTGAATCAAATTATGCTAATGGTAATATGGTTGAAATTGATAAAAGTGCTGAAATTAAAGAGTTTTCAGCTGAGAAGTTCTTATGTATAAACTCATATGATGGTAATTCATACTATCTTGCACCAACTGAAGAAGAACAAATTGCAACTATGAAAGCAGTTAAGCAAAAACTTGATAAAGAAGTTAAAGAAACTAAATCATCTTTATCAAGAGATGAAAACTTTATAAGAAGAGTAGAAGCTTTATCATCATTTTCTATATATCCAGTAATATATGCAAGAACTAATGATGAAGCAACACTTATGCAAACTCTTTATGAAGATGCAATAGGAGTGTTTGCATCAGTACATGTACACGGAGTAATGCCTGGTGGAAATATAGGATTTATTAAGTTCTTTAATGAGTTCTCTACAAATGTATTTGAAAGAGTATCCGAAGAATTTGCAAAACCTATGAATATAAAAGAAAACCATAGATATATGAAGTTCTTAAAAGTTTTATTAACTTCTATTAAATATGCTTATGGTGAGCTATTCATAAACTTATTCCCATCAAGAGATGAAGGATTACAAAGACTTGCTGACCTTAGAACATTTAATAAGAAAAATCCTGATAAATTTATTCTTGCTTATGATATTATAAGAGGAGAATATAATAATAGAGTATTTGAAGCTGCTCAAACTACAATAGATAACTTCTATTGTGCTCTATCATTTACTAAGGATTTACTTGACCTTAAAACTATTAAGTTTAAACCAGGTCATGCAGGAGCACATCCTCAATATAGAATAGTAAATGGAGGACCACTACATCCTAGAAATAAAGAGTTAGAACCTAAAGTTAATAAACTTAATAAGCTTGAAAAATAGGAGGTTTATATGCGTACTTATTTGATGAAAGATAAAGTTAATGATATGTACAGTATGATGAATAAGATAAATAAAGAGATATCTAAATCTACTGATTTAAAAGGTCCATTTATACTACTACCTTCTCTTTCATTAGACTCACTAGAAATACTAGGAGCGTTGCCAGGAATCAAAAAGGACATAGATAGAGAAAAATTTACAAGAAATACTGACTGGGAACATGTAAGAAAAGTTGAATCTCGTCTTAAATATGTTGCTGATAAAATAAGGAATATTGAGTGGTGAGTATGGAAGTAAGAAATTTTAATATAAATGAGATGATTCATGTTTATCTTAAATATAAGTTAGAGTATAGATTTCCAGAACTTCTAAAACCTGGAAGAAATCCTAACACAGATACATCACAAAGAATGATAAATAAACTTCTTATTGAGTATTATAGACATATGTCTAAAATTGATAAAAACTTCTACACTTTAAACTTAATAGATAATAAAAAAGAAATTAATCCATTTGCTGATATGGTTACTGCAATGGTTAATGATAAAACTACTAAGAACTATATGATTAGATGTTTTGCAGACTATGAATCATGGATGGACTTTACATATTGGAATATTAAAATTATACAAGAGGTACTAGACCATCCTGATTATGCACTGGCTAGAAAACTAATGCCTGATGGAACTGTACATCTATCTGTCCCTAATTCAATTCTTGGGGACTATGATGGTGAAATGTTTAATTCTAAGTTAAAACTTAAAAGTGTTAAAGTTAAGAAACCTAAACGTAAACGTAAATAAAGGAGGAATAAACTAATGGGAGCAAAAGTATTATCTGAAAGGTCTAAAAAGAACTTAGTAAACGTTCATCCTGACCTTATTAAAATAATAGAAAAATGTTTGTCTTACGGAACTGTTGACTTTTCCGTAATACAAGGTCAAAGAAGTATAGAGCAACATTTACAAAATCTAGCAAGAGGAGTATCAAAAATATCAATGAGTAAACATTGCTATAATCCTTCTTGTGCATTTGATTTCATAATGTATCCATTTACAGGATGGGGTGATGCTAGTGGATTTGATAAAGTTGCAAAAGAGCTTGTAAGAGCAGCAAAAGAACTAGGAATACCTGCAAGGTCTGGTGGAGATTGGAATATGGATGGAAACTTCAGAAATGATAGATTCTATGATGGAGGACATTTTGAACTTATTCAACCATATAATAAACCTACACCTGTTATACCAGCTGTACCTACTAAAGGAGGTAAGAAATAATGTCATATCTTATACCACAAAATGCTAATGTATCACATGTATATCAAAATATATGCATGCTTTTAAATCCATTTGGTGAAAGTGAAAGTAAACTTCTTGATAATGCAGAAGATAGAAATCAAAAGATTATAAACCTAAAAGAAGATTTAGCAGAAAAAGGACATGATACATTAACACTTATGAACTTTCTTGATATAGATGCTATGCTTGAACTAGCAGATGGTACTCGTGAAGCATACGAAGCTATTCAATTTAGTGTAAATCTATATGCAGAAGCAAAAGCATATCAAATGCTTGGTATTAAAACTACTTATTCTGATAATAGACTTGCTCTTAAAGCAGGATATAGACTATATGGAATAGGAGAAGAATTAGTAAGAAGACTATATGTTGAGTTTAAAAAACTTATTGACCCAAATGATGGACTTTTTGCTGATGAAGGATTTGAAGATATAGTCTATAAAGCAATAAGAAATCTATCTAAAGAGCAAGTAAACTGGGTTAAATATCAAAGAATGCATGGAATGGAACCAACTAAGCTTCCTGATGGTAGTCTTGATATGACAGTACCTGCTGAATATGAAGAAGAATATGCTGATTGGGAAGATGATTTATTTGCAGAAGCTTTAGAAGTTTTATATAAAAAACCATCTAGTCCATATCATATTGCACCTTTGTATTTTAAAGAATTCAAAGATGCTTTAAGAAAGTATGTTCCAACTGATAAAGAAGCTTATGTTGATGATTTAACTATGAATGTAGTTACTGCATTTAATGGACCTGAAGTAATAGGAGCTGAGATTGCAACTTGGGGACTTACTAATGAAGAAATGCAAGAACTTGCTAATGCTTTTAGTTTATGTTGTAAAGCAAATATAATAACTATATTAAATCCAAGTACAACAGATGCTGAAAGAAATGATGGAAACCACGATAAAGCTTTTTATGGAAGTATCACACTTCCTGAACTTATTTATAATATACTTCTTGTAACTTCTGATGAAGTAAGAAATAACTATACTGAAGAAGATGAAAAAGAAGGAACTTTACCTAGTCTTTCTACTGGAGCTAAATATGTGGTTGACTTAGTAACACAAATAATGCAAGAATTTATACTAGATACAGATGGAGAAGTTGAAATAACTGATAGTTTTGCATATTCTTATATGAGTTTATTTAGACTTATGTGTCCTGAATACATATCAACTAGCTCACTTGTAAGATTTAACACTCACTTCTGGATGCAGGCAACCACTGCTGTACATTTAGTTATGAGAATAGAAGATGGTAAACCAATAGACAAGGATAACTTAGCAGATACAACAGATGAAATAGTAAGAGGAGAAGATGAATAATGGAAGATATAAAAGTGCCAAATGAAGTAACACAAAAAGTAATATCTAATATTGCTGATTCTGGTAAACCAACTGAGAGAAAGTCTTGGAAAGAAGTAATTGAAAAAGCAAAAGGTATTATTGAAGAAACCAAAAAAGCTCCTAATAATGACCCTTGGGAAGATAAGTTTGATAGAAGAGATGAAATCTGTAAAAAGATACAGCATCTATTTAATTTTAAATTAAATGCAATTCACTCTCAACCTGAGATTAAAGCACTTATTGATTCTGGTAAATTCAGAGTTAATAAAACAGTAGGAGTAAGACTTTTTGATGGAATGCATAACTCAAATCAAAAAGAATATGTTACAAAAGAGTTTTTAAACTATGCTCCACTTATATCAAATGAACAGTTTAATAAAATAGCTACATCACTTGGACATAAATGTGATGCAATAGAAAAAGATTTAAATAGTGCTAAAAATAGATATAAAGAGCTTAAAAAAGAATTAGGTGTGGTTAAATCTAAAATAGGTCAAATAGAAGCTAAATATACAAAAGAAAAAGGAACAGAACTTACAGCAAGAGATTTAGATAATGACCCTGATTTATCTAAACTTAGAGAAGAGAAGTATAAACTTGAAGAAACTATAGATAGACTTGCATCTATTATAGGAAATGGAGAAACTACTCTTTCTGATTTAAAACAAATCAAATTAAATGTTAAAACACATGATGTAACTATAACTGAACCAATTATAGCATCTAGACTTCTTATTCATATAATAGGAATATTCTCACATAATGTAGATGAACTAGATGATAAGTGTAAAGAGATAGCAACTGACCCAATTCTTGACCAAGAAGTTACTGATGAACTTATAAAATCAATTATAGAAAAGAACTGTATTGATTCTATGAGTACAACTTATCTTAATATTAAACAGCAAGAAAATGTAAAAGATAGTTTAGTATATGAATTGCTTGCTAAATACTTATCTGATGAAGGATTTAAAGATGTAAAAGAGTTATTTGAAGAAGCAGAAAAACTTAATTGTGTTTCTGATGTTCAAATGGAAATACTTGACCACTTGTATGATAATCCTAATGAATCTAGCGATGAAATGGGAGCACTTATAAGAAAGAAAGATGAGAATGGAAAGCAAATACCTCTATCTAATGAAGATTTAAACTCTATTGGACTTTTAAAAGTATTTGTATCACAATTTACATTTAATGGAGACATATACCAATCTTTACATGCAATGAAATCATTTGAAGAAGGTAACGGAGAACTATACTTCCCTGTATATAAAAGAGACATAGAACCATATGCAAAAGTTCTATTACAAAATATAGAAAGTGAAGATAAAAGAAAACTTATGCTTTTATTTATATTACTTGCATGTTTTAAAATAAATACCATAAGTTTACTATTCTTATTACTTACAGATTTTGCACCAGCTGAGACTAAAGTGGAAGAAGGTAGTCCTGAATAATGATTGGACTGCTTTTAGGATTTATGATACTCATAATAATATCTGAACTATTTAAAGACTAATCTTGTAATTAAAATCAATTATACATAATGAAGTGTACCAAATAATCTAAAAGGAGGTGTACTTCATTATGGTACCAGTATCAAATGGTTTTTTAATTTTACTTACAGTGGTGTTAGTGGTGTTACTTATATTTATAATAAGAAAAATTATTAATTATTTAACAGAACTAACAGAAGTGTCTAGAGAGCCACAATCACCAAGACCACCTGTTCCATCTAAGTATATAGATGACAAACCTGTAACCAATCGTCGTATGACACATTTAAAAACTGTCTATATCCCATATCCCATTTCCCAAAACATAGAAGAAATAATAACTTCTGTGTCTGACAGCGAATACGAACTTGGTTATGGGTTTGATACTATGTATACTCAGAAAACAGATACTGGATTGGTCTTATTTATGAGATTTCAATTATTATAGGAGGTATTTATTATGGAAAAAGAAAATTTAAAAGAAATTAACACATTAAAGTATTTGAATCATTTTAAAAACGTATTTGGAGAATATGAATATCATGTAAATTCTAAAGAAAAGACTAAATCAGGTAAACGTAATCCAAATATTTTATTTGATAGAATACTTGACTTACTAAAGAACAAAGAGTATTTTAAAGTTATTAAAGGAAGAAATGTAGGATATAGTTTCAAATTCACATCACCAAGTGATTTAACTATGGTACTGGATAAAGACGATATAGTTAATTTATTTGATGAGAAATTATCAATAGATGAACTTATAGAGAATATACTTAAATTGGTTTATGTAGGAACAGGACTTCCTATAGAAGAAACATCTGATTTAAGATTATCTATATTTACTATCTTTGATAAAGATACTGAATTACCATTTGTAAGTTGCTATTTTAAAGATAATACTAATTATACTTATGAAATAGATGAAATATGTGTTTCAAGTGAAATACTTAAAGAAAAGATGAAAGAAGATATTAAAAGTGGTAAGTTAGATTTAGATGCAGAGTCAGTATTATTTTTACAAAAAGGTAATATAGAATTTGGTGATAGTCTAAAATCATATCCTGATAATACTTTACCTGATTTTGAAGTTAAATTTGATGGCAAAGAAGATGCTAAATGTATATCAATAAGAGAGCATGTTGTTAATTCTCTTCTTAAATCATATGAGTATAGACTAAATGATAATAATGCAAGTTCTAATGAAATAAAACTTCTTAAAAGAAAGAAAGAACTTCTAAATGAACTTAGAGGAGTTATAATAAATAATGCATATAAACTATCAAATGAACACAGCTTTACTGTAGGATATGAAGAAGAGTATGTAAATGGTTCTATGGACTATTTTGAATACACATTTAAACAGAGTGATATGCCAAATATATTTACTGTGTTTAGAGATACTGATACATTTAAATGGCATTTATCTGAATTTATGGATGCACTTGTTAAACCAGGATTACATCCTATTAAGTTATTTTTAAATGTAGAAATAAATAAGTATGATAATCTAAGCTTTGATTGTGAGAAAACTGACTGGTTAGAAGTTCTGTATATTAGAAGAAAAGATAATGAATGGGTTGAACATGACTCATTTAATAATGGAGCTATGAGAAAAGATAAAGTAAACTATTAAAAATAATAACTATTAAAGGAGAAAACTATGAAAACAACAACTATTACACCTGAAACTATTGAAATGAGAAAACAAGCTATTAAAGAACTTACTGAGTATTATGCTCATATATGTACTGATATGAAAAGAGCTCAAGAAAAACATAATGTCGGAGATACAGAACTATATAATGAGTTAATGACTAAATACAGTTTTCTATCAGATACATCTAGATTCTTTACATACTTAGAATTTGACCCACATATAAAAATGAATATATTTGTAAAGGATTATCTATATGATGGAGACTCTACTAAACTTAGAAATAGAGACATAGGAGCAAATAATCTAACTATACTAGGATATAATATTAAAAATAATGAACTTTCTTCTTATAAATTAGCACTTAAAGCACTTGTTGAGCAAGTATGTGTTAGAGGGTATGAGCCTCAAAGTATATCATTTGTAAAAATGGTAGAATGGAGTGAAGATGGTGTTGATATATTAAGAAGAGAAAATATGGCAAGACTTTATAAAAATAATAAATGGAGATATGAACTAACACAAGTATTTGAATGTTAATATCTCTAGCAACTCACTACTGAGAACTTATATTCTTGGTAGTGAGTTCTATTTATTTTTACCGCATTTTTAAAAGGAGATTGTTATGTATAAAGATGGAGATAATGTGCATAAAGATAATAAATATATCTTAAATTATATGACTAGAGAACCATTTAAAGATTCAATACTTGGTGGTATATTTGATTTAACTAATGATGAAGGAAATGTTTCAACTTTAGTTTTATATAAAGAAGACGATAAGCTTCTTATAACTATGAATAAATCAATCAATTTATTAAGTGAAAGTTATGAGGTTTTAAGTATGTCAACAACAGACATGGATTTAGATATAATAGTAGCATTTGCTCAAATGAAAAATGGAAAACTTTTTATATCTAAAGTTAAAGGCATTAATAAATTTTTAGATGATAAGTTTGGAGGATATTCAATAATTGAAGCTATAAAAAAGTTAGATAGAGATGATATGAATATTTTAAGATATAAAATAATAGAGTATTTATCTGATTTATAGGAGGTTAATATGGTTAAAAAAGAAGAGGTATTAAAATATCTAAAAGACAGATATGAGAAATCTAATGATAGTTGGAAAGATGAGTTTGATAAAATAAACGATATATCTAGTGTTATAAATTTTAGATTATTTATGAGAACTATGATTGAACTCTATGAAAAACTTCCAGTTGATAAACTTAGTAATAGATTTATGTTTAGAATGAGAGTTATACTTTCTAATGGAAATAGAAGTGATAAAGATAGAACATTTACTGTAGAAAATCCGTTTACAACAGGAATAGATAAAATTGTAGTTTATGATATATTTAAAGAAATGGCTTTAAATTTAATAGGTACTAAACTAAAAGAAGAACCTTATGAAATGTCATTTGAAATGGGTATTAAAGATGTTTGTTTTATAGAATTTGTAAGCAGTACAAGAGGAGAACTATTAGCACATGAGTTTGATTTAAAGATAAAAGATTTTGCTGTTAATGAATTATGTGATTTAAGTATCAGTGAATTTTAAGGAGGTTTATTATGAGAGAAGTAAAAGATTATATTGATGAAGCTTTTGAAACTTTAGAAGAGTCTTATAAAGAAACTTCTGAATTTTTACAGGAAAAGAAAGGAATATTATCAAAAGTAATGATAGAACATATTGATAAGTTCTATAAGAGTAAAATAAGCATACTTAGACTTTTGAGATACACACCTGTTTCTATATTTAAAGATGAGAATTTTAGAAAATGTGATATAGTTAAAGTTACTATTCCTGATTTAAAGATAGACACAAGCACAGGAAGAATTTCAGAAGTTATAGGTGAAAAAGAAATGCATTATTTTGTAGGAGTATTTAGTATACAAAGAAATAGAGTTACTAACTACACAAGATTTGAAATAGATGATAAAATTATATGTCCAGATAACATAAATGAATATATGGACGGAATTGACACACTTGTAGACCAAATAGTTCTGCATTTCTATAGTTGTGGAAATCCTGATACTAAACATTTTGAATATATAAAAGATAGATATTAATAAAAGGAGAATGATAAATATGATTATAGGTCAAAAATATGTAGATAAAAAGGAAGTTTTAAACAAATTAATTACAAGAATTGAAGAAGGTATAAGTTGTATAGAAAAGAAACCGACTATTGGTGGAGTATGTTTCTTAGGACTTCTGGAGGATTTAATTAGAGCTAAGATAGATATTCTTAAAAAGCTACTAGACTCACCATTAGCTGAAGAATTTAATCCCGATGTTTATACAGAAGATGTAAATGCTTGTCAACTTGTATATGGAGATATAGAAGTAGAATATCATTTGAGATTGGGATTAAGAAATGGTGATAAAGTTAGAGGTATAGATTTCTTACTTTTTGAAAATGTTTTAAATCCTGAAGATGAAGAACGTTTTGAAGAAGAAATTGAATTACTAGCTGAAAATATAGCTAAAGAGTGTGGAGATGCATATAGCTTTAAGAAGGCAGATTTATCTTATATAAAACTTACACATAATAAATAGTATAATAAGAGAACTTCTGGGTATATCCTGGGAGTTCTTTTTTCTTCGTATTTTCTTCTTTAAAACACGAAAAAAAAGAACTCGTGTGAGTTCAACTTTGTCTTTTTAAACACATTGGATTATAGATAACTATAGAATCCTTTATGTTTAAATACAGCTTTTTTGATAACTGTATTGTCAGGTCCAACTTCTTCGACTGTTTCTCTGTTTGTTTGAGAATACCAACAATGTCTTGCTCCTAAACCAGTTACAAGTTTCCAAGTAGCTCCCATATGTCCTTGAACTATATAATAGTCCATTGGTCCATAACTTCTAACTCTGTCTAAAAATTCATCAATTCTTTCAGGATACATATCTCCCCAGACTTTCTTATCTTCTTCATTTAGATAAATTGGTTCAATATTTAATCTTTCTAAATCCTTTAATTGGTCACCTGTTAAAACATGATTCATAACTACTAATACTTTTTTCATTTTAAATACCTCCGATAATTTTTATTTAATCCATCTCTAGATTATTACACTTTATTATATATAAGTAACAAAACAAGAAGAAATCATACATTTTGAAGAGTTTATAGAGGAGAAAATATGAAAAAAGAAACTCTCTATGTAAGCAGAGTCTCTTTATTTATATTAGTAATTATTTTTAGCATGCTCAAATAGTTCGCATGCTTTATTATAAACCTCCTTTTGCTTCTCATCTTCTAATTCTTCATACATATCCATAATAGAAGATATCTCCATTATATCCTCGTATGTATATGAAGGCAAACTCCACATGTTTTCCAATGTTTTAAGGTCAACTTCTTCTTTTCTCCAGTGACCTTGAAGAACTAGAGAATCTGTATCAAGTCCATCTTCTTTTAGAACTTCTTCCAAAGACTTCAACATAGTCTCTAAATTATCATATTTTGAATCTGTCCAAAAACTTTGAGAGCAGAAATCATAAAAGAACACTTCATATTCTTCACTCCACTTTCCGCATCCTTCTTTAAGACTCCAATGAATCTTGATGTCCTCATAGTTTTTCAAAAGGTTCTTAGCTATACCTAAAACTTTTTCATTCCCAAATCCAAATATTTTAATTCCTTCACTTATAATTTCTTTTCTGTTTCTCATACTAATACCTCCAATATATTTTTTATTTTGTCTTATAGACATTTTATAATATCTAATTAAAAAGAGAACAGTGAAGAGCCTAATTTGAAACAAAATCCAAGTTATTTTTAATAAAACTTAAGGAGGTTTAACCATATGAATTTAAAAGGTCTTGAAAGATATTACGAAGAAATCTACAGAAAAATTACTGCCTATGCTGTAGAAAATCGTAATGAACCTGTTCTATTTAATAGAATACCTATTGACTGGAAAGGTGAAATCTTTAATACTTCTGATATAGTACAAGAACTACACAAAGATTTAATAGAAGATTTAAAACGTCTTAATATGTATGATGACATAGTTACTAATACTGATAAATTTGTAATATTACCAGATGTATTCTCATCTCGTCCACTTCCACTTAATATACAAATAAGTGAGCAATATGACGAAGCTGGTAAAAATATAGTTATTATAAATAATCTTCTTTTTTCTGTAATAAAAGGAGAAATGACTAACTACTATTCTTATAATCATAATGGATACTATTACTTTTTCTATAAAGATTCTGAGTCACAATCTATGTTTTCATCTGGAAACAAATTTGAAATTATATCTTTACGTGATAGTTTCTCTTATCTTAAACCAGATTTAACTAAAGCTCCAGTATTTGATAAAACATTTTACTGGCTTCCGCTTAATAAGAATGTAAATATAGAAGCAAATCTTAATATTCCAAGAATAGACATAATAGTAAATCGTCCATTCTTTAGATTTAAAGTGGATAAAAATCCTACTCCAGTTTCAACTGAATCCCTTCCAGGAAACCGTTCAGTAGAATTTCATGATGCTTTTGTATCTCCAAAAATGTATACATTTGTACAAAGTGGAGATTATATACATAATCCAAATGCAATACTATCTAGTTCTGCATTTATTATATTTGATGATAATACATGGATACATGAAAAACTAGATATAAAACAAGCTGGAACATATTTAGAAAAGATAGATAAGCATTCTGTAAAAATAAAGTCTACTACTAATGTAAAAGAAATAATAGTATTTTATACAAATCACAAAAGAGAAGACTACTCTAATGTGGATTCAGTATACTATAAGTCAATAGATACAAATCCACTTGCTTATCAAAGACTTAAAGGAAGTCAAAAAGATACAACTAAACTTTATGATTATATCTATAATGTAAAACCTACAGTGAATGAGCTTATAGAATATGGTTATAAATATGATTCTGATATCTTAAAAATAGTACAAGATTTCTTTAAAGTAAAACATGGTATAAAGTTACAAGATATTAAAATAGTAAATGAATGTAAAACTGATATGTTTTATGAACCCAAGATAGAGATAATGTGTACAAACAGACTTAAACTTCAACCAGTAGTATTTATAAATGGAAGAATATACCAGTCTCCTTTATTTATACGTAAATTAGATGATACAGATTATATCTATCTTAATGCTAAAGACTTTATGAAGATGTATGATATAAAGTTTGATGAGAAAGATTTTACTAATAATAGAGAGAATACTTTAAATAAAGTAAAAGAACTTCTAAGAGATAAAATACAAGCAGTAGACGTAGTATATACACAAAGTAGAAAGCTTATAAATAGATATACGTCTCCTGTTATTTATCGTGAACCACTTACTAAATATCTTATATGTGATGAATATGGAGAAACTGAACATAAAGGTAGATTTTCTGGACATATGTTTGCAAATGGATACTATACAACCGAAACATTTGATATAAATCCAGATAAGTCTTTAAAGAATCCTCCTACACTTCGTAGATTTGATTCTATAAGTTTGTGGCAGTTAGGAGAACTTGATTTTAAACTTACAACAAGTCCTACTAAAGCTGATTTATGGAAACCTCGTAAAACAGCTTATACTGACGGATATGGTATCTTCCCTGACTTTGGTAGACAAACTATATTTTATAGGCTTATAGACCCATTATACGCTGTTTTAAGGGTATATTTTAATACTGGTGAACCTATTTTAATAGATTATTCTACTAATACTTTTACATCTAAGTTTGCTTATTCATTCTCTGAATATAATACTTTGATGTTTGATAGTTGTGGAGGATATGTGCATGATTCTCGTGTATTTGGAAATCAGCTTCCTTATAGAGGAACTTATTTAACATATGATTCTATACCTGATGAAGTAAGTGATACAAAGTATATTATAAAGGATATAATTCCACATAATAAAAAACATGGACTTTATCCTGTTATAGATTATACAAGACTTAGAACTGAAACAGAAAATGTTGGATGTTATAATGATAATACTCTTACAAATTATCCTTTTGTAAAAGAGTACATAGTGTTTGATGAAAATGCTATAGATGGACCAAAACAAGTACTTCAAACACCTAAAGAAACTATATTTAATAAAGTTCTTATAAGATATTACTATTCTAATATAGGATTCACTCCTTATAGGAATACAGAGTTTAATACAGAAATAGCACCACTAGGTGGTACTTGGATTAAAAATGACGGAGCACTTGGTACAATTACTGACGATGAGAGAAAACTTATAGAACCAATACATGATAGTTTAATAAAAAGACTTGTATCAGAACATAAATGGTATCAACTTCTATCATCTCAACCAAGATATAATATATATATAGATAAAGAACCTGTAGCACTAAGTTCTGATATAGTTGATAATAGCAAAAAATATTCACTTTCTTATGAAGGTGTTGAAGATTATTATATAGATAACAAAATGGAACTTTCTGGTATACTTAACATAGTAACGAAAGGAGTTGGAAACTAATGTGGTATAGCTTTAAGAATGGAAAAGTACATAAAGTTACTGAAATCTGGAGTGGTGGACGTATACTTAAAGAGAAATCAGATATATGGAGTTTTAATGTAACTATTAGATTTCCTTATGATATAGATAGCAACGGAGACAAGATTCCTAAAGATTATCTATTTGACTTTATGCACGATTTTTCCATACTTGATACAAATAATTATAAAAAGACATATAGAGTTGATTGGGGAGATGGAGCAAAACACGTAGTTGGAGTTCCAGGACTTAAACATCTTTATATATGTACAAGAATAAAGAATAATTTAACTAAAACTTTTCCTGTTAAAATAGTTGCAGATGTAGCACCAACTGTAGTAGATAAAATAACTAACTCTTCTAGGGAAGCTTCTATTACATTTGGAGTAGTTACTAAAACAGGAGAGTTTAGATTCTCAGAACACAAATATGAATATATGGGAGTGTGATAATAAATGGCAAATGTTGACACAACGATTGAGATTGAGAAAGCTTATATAAAAGATAAGCTAACTTATAAAAAGAAACATAGTAAGAAAACAGAGTATTTCTATGATATACTTGCTGTAAGTCAGACTAGTAATAAGTTTGTAGTATCTTTAGTTTATCCTTTTAACTATAATGCTACTCCAGATGCAGAAAAGAAACCTACTTTTAAAATATCTTGGGGAGATGGAACAGAATCTACTGTTAGAAATAAGTTTGTAAATATGTTTAGTTTACATTATAATAAAACTTTACCTTATACTGGAATACCTAGTTCTGATATAGAGGACATAAAATTATTTCCAGTTGACGAAAAACTAAATCAGGATGCAGAACCTCTTCTTTATCATGAATATGAAATTAACTCAGATGAAACATTTAAAGTAAATGGAAAACCTATTATTAGAATAAGTATTATCAGTGATGAAATAGTAATTCCTGTTGCACTGAATGTATCTGAAATAACTAATTTAAGAAACATATTTATATCGGCTGGAAGTATAAATGCTGTTATACCAGCTGATGAGAATGTGTTTGCTAATTATAATGATTATACAAGAGTTAAATCTTATGTAAATAGTTTATCTGACTGTATTTATCCTGTTGCTATAAGTGTAGGAGGAGAATATCCTCCAAATCTTATAGGTTTACCTACAGAAGAGTATAGAAGTGCATTTTCTGATGTGTTTAAAAGAGGAATTTATCATCCTCTTGACCAAAAAATATCTCATATTAAAAATGGAATAGACGGTATTGATGATGATATTATGAGCTCTATTAATACAAATGATACTAGATATGTAGTTGACTATAAAAGTCCTGGTTCTATGAGCATGTATGCACTTGCTGGTAATAACAGATTTGTAAATAAAGAACTTTTGGAAAGTATTGGAACAGTAAATCAATATCCAATTCCTATACAAGCATATTTATGTTCTGGAATACATGAACCAAAAGATAATTATTACTACCAACGTAATAAAAACTCAAAAGGACTTAATATAAATCCTTTACTTATTCCAGCACTTATAAATAAAGGTGTTAATATTAATAATAGCACACTTAGAATATCTGTATTAGCACCAAACTCAGATAAAACTAAAGTACATATAGTATCTAATCCATTTCAAGGTATAATTAAAGTATTCCCAAATAGTAATAACGAATATAAGTTATTATCTAATACAGAAACTAAAGAAATATGGGGATTTTTCTGTAACTTCTATAGTGATTGGAGATATAGAGCAAATACAGGAGAATATATTACATCTCCTTGGCTTGATGATATAGATGGAGTATATGATTTATTTAAATCTATTCCAAATAAAGTTAAATCTATGAAATGTTTATTTAGAGTACATCAAAGTTATGTTGATAATAAACTATATGGAATAAGAAATGAGCATAGACTTCTTGATGCTATTCCTAAAACTGTAGAAGAAATAGAGAACTTAGTTGTATTTTCTAATATAGAATTCTATAAAAAAGGATTTAGAGTTTATAGAAATAAAGAAGAATATAATGAAAATGAATCTTATAATGGTGGATTTAGAATGCTTCCATTTGATAATGATGATGGAGTATCAACTAAGTATAAAAATAGTAATCTTAAAACTATTAAAAATATGATATTCTGTTGTGATTTGTATCCAGAACCTCTAAGACTTAATGATAATACTTGGACTACAAACTTTGACGGAGTTTCTTTACTATATGGATTTAATAGTTTAGAAAAAGTAGACGGAGTATTTACTTACTGTAGATTTAAAGATACTGGATATATGCGTATAAGAGACATATGTCAAAGACCACAAAAGGAAAAGTATGAAGCCCCAAGCAAAATAAACTTTAAAGAAATAGAACTTTCAAGGGTTATGCATTGGTGTGATGTTATAAATGAACTTGCAGAAGATGGAGATACTAACGAAGTAGCATTAAATCCATTTAATGGAATTATGCGTAAAAAACAAAGAAGTTCATGGAATATAACTCCAAATTATAAATATAGAGATTTCTTTAATAAAATGAATAACGAAACATCTTTTAATCCAGATAAAGCACCGACATTTATATTTGGTAAGCAAGAAAATGATGCTGATTTAAAGCATATGTGTCTTGGATTTTTGTTCCTAGAAAGAAAACCTTATCCAAATGATAGACTTGGTGGAATAGTAGACCAAACACCTATATTTAAAAGCGTAACCGATTTTGCACATGGATATATGATGAGTTATAGCTATTTTAACTGTGAAGTTCCTAATGTGATTACTAAGACTATTAAAATAGACGGATACATTCAGCAGTTCTATAATCACATGATGATACAAAAATTAAGATTAGATTTACAATTTGATTTATCAAAACCTAGGTCTCTGTATTTAAGAGATTATGTAACAGGACTTATAAATCCACAATGGATATCTCCTGTTGGATGGATGCTTATTGGTAAGACTATAAGTGAAAATAGTAAAATTAATCAAGATTTAAAATCAGAAGTTATTAGCAGATATAAGTCTGCAATAGTAGATGTGTCTAATATAGAAGGTTTATTCTCAAATGTTGGTTCACTTGCATGTGATTTAACACCTATGACTGAGATAAATGATAGAGATTTATTTTTAGACTTTAATTCAAAAGTTTCAATTAATGGAACTGTGAAGAACATCCATGTGTATTCTAATAGATTTGGACTTTATAGTTATAATGAAGATGATATACTTATAAAATCAGATAAAGATGTCAATGTAAAAAGACTTTTTCAAAATGAATGTTATTATGGAAGTCTTGCAACAGATAACTTCTTCCAAGCAAAGTCTAAATATAGAAATTGGTTTACCGATGTTGCTGTTTATGATGATAATGAACTTAATAAAATTTGGGGTTATGAACATGCTCTTGCATACAATATGACCTCGTTTAAGCATTATGAAAATTTTACTGGTTCTGATTATAAAGATAGAATTATATCTATGGGATGTCCTAGAGTATCTCCTTACGATATACCTGTTTGGACAGACCCTAAAACTAGAGAATTTGAATACACAAAATATAACTCCTCACTTGGTGGAAATAATAGATTTAAAAGTTCTACAGTTTTGGCACATGATGATAATTTACTTAACTGGATATTTCCTCCACTTATAACAGGATATAAATATAGATACCCTACAATTTATTCATATTTAATTGGTCCAAATACAGGAGACTCAAGATATGTATATAGATTTACTATGAATACTCAGTATCCAAGAGCACATCAAGGTGCTAACTTCTTACTTACTAAAGGTAAGTTTATAGTAAATACTAGTAATTCATCTACTAATGCAGATTATGCATTTGATGGAATGATACTTCATTTTGGACTTAATAAATCATTAGTTCATAAAGATATTAAATTTAACTCCATTAAAGGAATTACTACAAAGAATACAATCGGAGTTATTAAACATAATTGTGATTGGAACTTTAAAAATGAAAATGTAGTAGGATATATACCAACTATATCAAGACCATTTAATACAGTTGTAGTAGGAGAACCTTTTACCAATCTTAAACATGTAATCCCAAAGAAAATAGTTCCAAACATAGAAGAATTTAACGAATGTGTTGCTCTAAGAGTAAATGAGTTCAACTCATATGAAAGATATCCTGGAAGATTTAATTCTATGATAGTTCCTAAGGTTGCCTCTACTCCAGCTAGATATCGTAAGTTTGATAATGTTCAATATAAGTTTAGCTCTGACAGTGTTGAATTTGATGAATTTAACTACATGCCTCATAATGTAGTTGACTACATCTCTGCTATACCAAATAGCTACCAAAGTAGCTATGATATGATATTTGGTATTTCTCATGTAAGAAAACTTTTCCCAGATGATACTAATGTACATATAAAGAATTTTAAAATGCCATATATTGATAATAGTGACAAATTTAAACTTCTTGGTAGTAATTTTAATGTAGATAAATATAGATTTATATTTCAAACTGTACCTTTAGAGTACGCTTTAAATGGTGCAGTAGTTGATAATATAGAAGAAGTTAAAAGGAATTGGAAATATAACGGAACAGCAACTATTTTTAAAAGTGCAAAGCTAATAGATGGTCCTCTTAACCAACCAGTAACAGTTGTATTAAGATGTCCATATAATGTTGATTTAACTAATTCAAAATATAATGTAAGAGTATTTATGATATCTGAAACTGACTGGGGAAGAGAAAAGGTTATAGAGCAAAATCTTATGATAAATCCAAAAGGAATACCTCCAGTTGAAATTGGTAATCCTGATTTAGTTGAGTTTTATAAAGTATGTGATTCGACTAAAAAATACCCAGAACCTATAACTGTAGAATGTTTCCAACCACCACTAAGATGTATGATTAATTTACCTGAGCTTGGTACTAACTATACAAATGTGTGGCCACAAGATAGAGTTGACCAGGATTTTTGGAGTGTAGATGACAGACCTGGTAAATATTTATTTCCTATAAGTACATCCACTAACTATGATTCTCAAGAATATGCTATAAATACAGCAGATGAGAACTTCGGAGGAACATCACGTTGGGTAAATCAATTACCTAAAGAAATACATAAATGTGTGTCTGTACGTAAGTTTAATGATAGACTAGAATTTGATTTAACTAGAAAAGAACTTGAATTTTCTATACTAGTTCTTGCAGACATTCCTTTATGGATGGAAGGTTCTGATTATATAACAGGAGAATTCCCACCATACTCAGACTATTCTGAGAAGTATCCTGAGTTTAAAACCCAATTTGATGAGAACTGGTTTAAAACTAACTGTTACGATAAGCAAATGAAAGGATTTGAAATAGATGATGTCTTCTTAGAAGTAGACGACCATATGAGACATACTATGGCTCTTATGCAGATAAATAATAATGACCTTAATATTCCACATAGAGTTAATCCTTACATACTAGAACCAACTACAAGAAAAGGACAAACTAAATTTGGAGAAGTTATATCTGCATATGGACGTAAGTTTCCTATAGTAAACTTTAGATGGACACTAGGATTTGCATTTTCTAATCTTCCTAAAACCGTTACAGAAGTAGATGGATTCAACTTTGCAGATACCGTATATGTTCCAGATAAATGTGTACCAGAACAAATAACTAAATTTCATTTTCATAAAGAATTTCTAGAACCAAATCAAACTTATAAAGAAGGTATAATGGATGCTGTAATGTGGTACAATAATCCATTTATGAACTCTACTGTAGAAACTCCTGGTTCTGTAGATTACTTTAGTAATATAATGTTATTTACAAGACGTAAAGACAGTCTTTCAAATGGAGCAAGAACTCAAATGGAAGAGTATTATGAATGGAGTACAGATAATAAAATTACTTTAGGACCACTTAACTTTAATGAAGGGTATGGAACTTACAAAGATTCTATAAGAGTATATGGAACTAGAAGTGAAACTGACCATCATATATTACTTACTACGCATATAGCACCTGAACCAAACTACTATGAAATGAGACGTAATTATAATACTTGGGTAGTAGCAGATAGAAATGTAAAACCAGATGATATTATTACAGTTAAATGGGTAGTAAGATTTCAAAGCTTAATAGCTACTCCTATATCTGGACCTCCTGGTTGGTATGATAATAATAAAGCTAACTTAAATCCTTATATATCAGGTGGTGCTGGACATTTTGATATGAGTGAGGATGTTATAACTTATACTGGAAAAGCTAAAGATTTAATAAACTTTGGAGTATTTAATTATTCCAATATAGAGAATGCTATTATGCTTTATAGACAGAATGGACTTCCTACTATTAAATCTATTAGAATTTACAGTGATGTGTATGTATGTCCTTCCATAAACTGGGAAAGAGGTATATGGGGAGTTTTAAGAGGAACACTTCCTACTGGAACAGATACAAGATGTGTTCCTATTCCACAAAAGTGTACAGAAGGAATATTTTATCGTGATGTAAAACTTCATGGTATAATAACTGGAGAATATGATGGCTCTTTACCAGAAAAACTATTCTGGGGAACTAGAAATGAAAATTTAAGAATACAAGGACTATATTGCTCTACAAGATATGCAAATCCAAATTCTTGGCGTACTCGTAAAACTTCTATTAGAAATGTATTACAAAATAGTACTTCTCAAGGAGATAGATTTCAAATAAATAATCTTGCAAGACTTAAAGAGAGTGGTAAAATAGTTACTGATAATTTTGAAGCAACTCTTAATAATATATTTATGCCAGAATATCAACACAATGTATATAATAGACTTACAGGAAATAATCTTTTTGTAACTGCTAGATCTCAAAATATCTACGATGGTTCAAGACCAATTGGTATATTTCCAATGGTTACATCTGACCAAGATAGTGACTATAAATCATCTGTTGATTTAATACATAGTATAAATTACACTAAAATATCTGATTCTGATATTAGAGATAATTCAAGTTACTATCCACCATCTATGTTTTATATGACTGGATTTGCAGATAGATTTAATTATTTACCGAGTTTTACATTACATTCAATTTCATCTACAAGTGAAGTAGAAAATGAAATAGCTTATGCTCTTGATTTTTCTCGTGGAGCTTTCAGTAATGTGCATGATTCTTCACCTTTATCTATTCCACATAAAATAGATGAACTTGATGTGAGTTATCTTGGAGGATTTGCTGACCTTTTTGAAGTATATACAGATGATGTATTTGGATTTACAGAACCTAATCTTTATAATTTAAATTACCCAATAAACATGCATCCACATCAAGAAGCTGCTTATAATGTATTTAGATACCCAGATTATACAAATGATGGAGGAGTATGGAATAGCTACGTAAGACCATCTTATCAAGCTATGCCAGTTTCTTCTTTCTTTGGCAAATGGTTCTTTTTAAATGGAACTATAAGAGTAAAAGATAACTCAGATGCATATGTATTTTCTGACCATAGAATAGGAAATATAGTTGATTTTGATGGATATTCTCCTCATAGATTTGACCAAACTACATTTGACCAATCTATATATGCTGTTCAGCATGAAAATGTAAGAAGAAGTAAAATATATAAAATTAATAATATAACTCTCAGAATGCCAGGTTCAGCTGGTTATTTCTATACTCCATCAAATTATGGAAATTCAGATTATAGTTACTATAACAAGATAGTTAAACCTAAACTTGATTATAATGGACACTATCCATATATAGTAACTTCTGCTGTTACACATGGAGGGTTTGGTTCTATCGAAAGATATAGCAGAAGTTCTGTTTATTATCCAAGTTCTCTTATATCAGAAACTGTAGGAGCAATAGAAGAAACTGGATATATCCCTATTATGAGTTCTCTTATGAAATTAAATATGCTTAAATCACATAGAGATGAAATATGTAGAACTGATACTGCTTGGTATTCTACTATTCCTCTTGAATGCATGGTTCCACAAGGATATATGAGCAACTGGGCAGTTGCTGATGATAATACTATGAGATGTCGTGCATATTATAAAACTAGAGTAGCTAACTTCCCTGATAAAGGAATGATGATACCTCCTAAATGGTATAAAAGTCATGTTAATAATGACAGACTCCCACTTTATGTAGATAGATTTAAATATCTTGAAGATTTAAAAGGTAGTAATTGGGGATTACTTGCAGGAATAGTTACATGTGAACCTAGTAAGAATATGATGTTTAGAATGAATGGAAAAAGAAGAATTAAATGTAGATATGCAAGAACTAGACCACTTGACTTTGGTAAGGGATGGACTGGTAAAGATTTAGGAGCAGCAAATCAACCTTATGATATACTTTATCAAAGAGCAATACCTGGAATAGTAGGAATATATCATTATGTAAACTCTGCTTATCGTGGTAGAATTACAAATATGAGAAACTTATGTCATTGGGCATGTTATGGATTTAATTATGGTCTTATAGATGATACTGGAATGACACAATATCTTGATATTGGACGTGAGCTTTTTATTGAAAGTGAGACAGCTAATGCAAGAAATAATATGCTAATTGGATGTCATCCTCATCTTAAAGAAGTAAAGATAATAAATGCAAGTGCTAGTGAGATAAGTGCTAATTATAAAAACTATTATGATGAAGAAAATATAAGTCCTGATGATACTCAAAAATATCTTGCCGCTTTTGAAGCTTTAGATATAGAAATACCAGACGATAGTCAACATCCTAGTTTCTTACAAACAAGTTTTAATTGCTTCATAAAGGAAACACTTCCTTATCAACCTTGTCTTACAAAAATAAAGAACATGAGTTCTTCTTCACTTTATCTTACTATTGGAGAAACAGCACTTACTTACATACTTAACTATGGACAAAGAGTACTACATGGTCGTAAATATGGGAAAGATGCTAATAACTGGATATGGATAATGGGAGAACAGCAAAAGATAATGAATGTATCAACTAATATGCGTACAGCTATATTTCCAACATATAAAAGAGAAAGATTTGTATGGAATTCATCATTTAATCAAGACCCAGTAAGTCAATTCTCTTCTTATGTTGATGTAATAGTAGATTCTAAATGGGTTAATAGAACTATGTATGCAAGAAAAGATATTCCAAAAGAAGACCAAACTCCTTATCAAGGTATTATGATAAGAGGTATAATGAATGGAGTATGGACAAATTGTGAAACTAACGCATGGGGAGGAGCTCCAGCACCTAGACCTAAAACAGCTAAAGTTTTTGACTATGCTATAGTAGGAAATACAAATGGTGGATTTGTTAACTATGGACCTAATAAAGGAAGAAATCTTGAATATGGAACTGATGAAATAGCTAATTTAAATAGTATACACCATAGAGGACTTTATAATGTTCCTATGGGTTGGTTTGGAAAGAATAAGGATGAGATATCTCTTCCTAATGATTATTATCTTGGTTCTAATATGGGACAAGTAGGAAATCCTAGTTTTAGAGATAGTGGTAATCCTTATCATAATTCAGAACTTAAAGTATTCTTAACTCATACTTTTGCAAATTATTGGTTTGCAACACCTAATAAAGTGTCTCTTCATCAACTTTGTGATAAATCTATACTTTCTTCTGGAGATAGTAGTAAGAACCCTGAAGGTATTATAGTCACAGATGATTATAGATTTGCAAATATAATTGCTCAACCTAATACTATAATATATGGAAATCAAACTCCAGTTGTTTATTGTAAATCACAACGTGGTTGGATGCAAAATTATGAAAATATGTTAGACCTTTCTTGGTGGCAAGGAACTGTATCTGAGTTACCTACAAATTGGAATTCAAGACCTCTTTTATGGATATTAGAAGGAGATTCTGACATAACAGACTTCTTCTCATGTGCAGGTGCAAGATATACAACTGTTGATTTTGCTAAGATGAGTTATTATTCTAGTATAACTAATCCTACTCAAGCATTACAAACGTTTGAGAATTCTGTTATAAGATTTAGTAAGTCTTCTTATCCATCTACAGATAAACTTAATATAACTAATATGTTTAATGATATAAGGTTCAGATGGTTTAATTATGACTTATCTAAGCCTGGATACTCATCTACTCTTGCTAAGTATAAGTTTAATACAGCTAACTATGTTAAAGATAATTTTGATAGAATATTCTTTAATGGAAAGATTAACATAATTGGAAAATCTGGCATTAAATCATCTACTTAATACAATTCTTTATGTGTAGGTACTAATCCTACCTACACATATTTTAATATAAAGGAGGAAATTAATTGAAGATAAATCTTAATAAACTTAAGCTTTCTGATTCTTCTATGTTTAAAGCAATTACAAAGGATGGTGTTAAAACATCTATAAACTTTGTAACAGACACTAAATGTCATTTGCCTAAAGAAACATTTGCAGAACTTATAGACAAGCTTAAAGAGTTCAAATACTCAATGATAAAAGACATACTTAATGCTTTTAATAGTGGAAAAATAATTCTTTGTGTAGACACAGATAAATCAAACTCTATTATCTATCTTCCAGCAGTTAATAAATCAACAGGAACAGTAGAGAAAGTATTTGTAAACATTGCAAGATTTACAAAAGAATCTACTGGTATTGATATGAATACTGGTTCTACTATTAAAAAGGTTGCACTTGTTGGAGGATATGAAATGCTTTATGCTCTTATGTTTTCTGCATTTGTATACTTAAATATTACAAAGATAATGCAAAGCTCTAGTATAGAAACATACGTAAGAGAAACATATGTAGATATGTTTGCAGAAATTCTATCAAGACATGTATCTAATCCAGTAGACGGAGAAAAACTTAGATTTATATTAAGTTATTTCTTCTATGGTGGAACAAAAACTGCAAACGAACTTGCACAAGTTTTACATTTTAACGAAGAAATTGCGGGGAATTTAGAACGTACTTACAATATGGGAAAACGCGATGATGTTGAAATTGATTGGTTAATTGAGACATTAGTTACAGAATACCCTATGTATCAAGCAAAGGGATTAAGTATAGAAACATTAATACAAAGTAGTTTGCGTGGACTTGGAAGTACAGGCATATTCGTTTTAGATAATATAGGATATCTAGTTGCTGCAATGTGTGCAAGAGTATTATCACCTCTTACATTTAATGGATATATGTTTGGAAGAGTTG